TCCATTTACCGATCAGGCGAATGCGAGTATCAATCTTCAGGCGAGCCCGATGAACATCCTCTTCCTCGTCAGCAATGACCAGGCATTCATGGGCGAGCGTGTGCGTCCCGTCCTCTCGCCCGCGCGCAGAAAGATTTGAAAACTCAGGGTCTTCCCGCTCCCAACTCCAGACGGTAGAAATCGCGGGCATTCCCTTGTCTCTGCAAATTCTGACAAGAGGCTCACCTTCAGCGAGTCGGCGGCAAATCTCTGCCTTGACATCTGGGCTGTACTTGGGCGGGCGACCGACCTTTTTCTTGCCAGCCTTTTTCTTGCTAGCCATACCTTCTATCCTGCAATCTCTTCGTGGTCACTGACTGTCAATACTTCGGCCTTGGCTTTGGCCTGCACTTTTTCTTGCTTTTCATCTTTGACCGCCTTTGGTTGCTTTTCAGGGGCAGGCTCGCTAACCGGCTCAACCGGATCAACCGGCTCAACCGGCTTCAGTCGTTCAATCGCCTGCTTGCGCATCTGCTCAATTGCAGCAGCGGCACTACCCTCTACATGCGGAGCAGGGCCAGGGAATGACTGCGGCGGGGCCGGCAGTTCATCTTCATGCACAGTTCCAAACACTTTGGACTCCAGTGCGCGCAATCGAGCTTCTGTCTCAAGCTCTCTATTGTTGATGAACCTAGCCATTATGCAGGAGCGTCCACGGGTTCAAACTTGCCGGTCGCGCCGTTGTATTGAAGGCGGTCGTTATTCGCAAGATCCGTCAGGTCAAACTCGATGCCGCCAAGAGCAGCCTCAATCAGCGCAACTCGCGCCTCAAGACGGTTGTGATTGTCGCGGAACTCCTGCGGTTTCAGGTTAATCACTCGATCATTCATATTCTTAATCCTCTGTTATTTCCATTAAGCGCCCGTCCTGGAGGGCGTTCCACTGAATTATCAATTCTCTTGCTGCGTACTCGCTCAACAACTTGGTCGACCGTACTCATGGTCAAATCGCCAATGTCAAGAGATACCTGAATCACGGAGCTGCGTCTTTGCCCTCCAGCTCGATGACATCATTCTCAAAACCTTGCTCAGCCTCTTCGCGCATCTTCTGCTTGAGATAGATGCCGCGACGGCGAGTGACCTCGTTGATACCGGCCTTGAAGTCAATTGACGCAATTGTCTGGATATACTCAGCGCAGAGGTCAGGAGTCGTCACCTTGATTCCCTCCCGCACCCTAGACAAAAGGTTTCTGGTCAGCTTGACAGCATCCTTCCGCGCCCGCTCTGCTCCATCCTTGCTGTAATCCCCAGACTGAGGATCAGCATAGTTCTGGGAGATAGCGCCAAGAGCGCGTACTGAAATATCAGCAAGTCGGGCCACATCACTAGGCGTAGCAGCCTCTAGCGTGGACTCAATGCGCTGCAATTCATCAGACACATGACCCAAAAAGCCAGGCAAAAGACGCTCTGGGTCTTCGATTCGGTCAATCTTTTGTTTAAGGTTCAAGTCAATTTTCCTCGTGGTTTTTGAGTATCTTAAAGAGCGCCTGCGACTCTTTGTCTGGCAGGCTATGAATCAAAAGCGATCCTGGTGGCTCCGTATTACCAGCGCCATCGCACGCGGCCACTTTGCCGCCCGACAGCGTGTAATACTGGTTGAGTGATGAGGTGGTCATGTGTGCAACCCCCTCAGTCACTCCCCCGACCAATCTCCACCGCCCAGACTCAACAATGTTCATACGGTGTAATCGCCGGTTGGTCTGACATTATCTATCCACCTTGGTGCTGAGTTGGGCTAGTATTCGGTCAATTTTCACGCTTTGATTGTCCAGCTTTGAGTCAACCGAATCGAATCGTTTATCTGAGCGCCCTTCAATCGCGGCCATCTCGCGCTCTAGTCTTTGCTCTAGGTCTTTAAATCTTGCATCAACCTGAACCCTTGGGACGTAATCGCGGGGAAGGTCTGTCACCCGACCGCCAACCATCTTTGAATAGAAACCGATGAGCGCAACGACTACGCCCATAATGATTGTTTCTAAATGCGTCACTATCCAACCCCCTAATGTTTGTTCGTGTTGATTGTAACCCTTTGGGTTACTGCGTCGTGTCGCCATGAGTCTCACGGATAACGCTGAGCTTGTACTCTGCGCTTTCCCACTTTTGGCGGTAATGAATTCCGATAATCACAGCGTCCAGCCAAGTCGCCACCTCAACATCTGGCGGTGCTTGTGGTTCCGTGAGTTCAGATGCTACGGGCACAAGCCTATCGCGGTACTCGACTACCGTGCTAAACACAGGCTCGCAATCAGGGACGGAGGCGCACCCGGAGGCCATCAGGCAAAGGCTGATCAGCGCAATCATTCCCGCTGGCTGCTTCCCGTACTTGCTCAATCGTCTCATCTGTGCGTGTTTCCCGTTCTTGCTCGTTCTTGCGTAGATGATCAATCAGACCCTTGGATCGTTTCAGTTCTTGCGCGTAGGCTGTCGAGTTTTCAAGCTCTGCCCGCAGTAGGCTTTCAATCGTCGCTACCTGGGTCTGGCTGGCCTGCTGGCAAATCACAAGGCGCGCCTTCGACTGGTCGCGTTCTGTCTGCAGTCCCTCTACGTAGCTCAAGCCGCAACGGCCGAGCATCAACGCAAGGACGACCGCCAGAGCGATACGCGCCCACCGATTGCCCAGAAGGAAAGCCCATGCGCCCGCTCCAAATGACTTGATCATTATCCATGCTGGTATCCACGCGATTAGTGTCACGGCCAGTCATTACCTGCGATTGATGCAGTAGCGGTATCCGAATGCGCCGCATAGTGCGCCGAATAGCAAAATCAATAGTTCGTTCATCGTGGTTCCCTTAGTTTCGTGTCTTGATAGACCGCCCCGAACACATACGAGCCAATGATGAATCCGGCCAGCATGGTCAGCGACGATGCGACTTCAGCGTGTAGCGAGCTGCCCGAATCCTTCCAGACGATATAGGCAATCACCGCAGCGCAAAATGACAGGGTGGCAAATATCGTGCGGCGTCTGTTCTTCCAGCTGGGATTCCAGCGCTCGATTGATTCGGCTGCGGTCATGATTCAATACAGCCAGCCAACGCTCTGAGGCTTCGTGGGGTCAGTGTCGACATGAATAAACGACTCCCCCCAGCCGATCCGAGTAAATCCCACCTCTAGAAGTGCGCGGGTCATCAAGAAGCGGTGCCTCGACGTTCTGCACTCAATGTCGACCGCGTACCCTGCGAGGTGGGAGCTGTTGGGCTTCCCGCCGATCTCGGCATTCCGCGCTTTAGTGCGAATTCCCGAATTGATGTTAAAGAGCACACCGGCAATCGTGCGCGCCTCGTCAAGCATTTCGACCAGTTTTGAATCTGGATCAACCCCTTTAGAGTGGCCAAACTCCGAGCGCTCGAAGTGCTTCACGCGAGACCAGTCGATGCTCACAGCAGCGAAATAAACCGGCGCTTCAGATGGCCGGCATAATCAACAAACGCATTCTCGCGCCCGCAGCGCTCACCCAGCTCAAACGCAAGCCGAAGGTCGTCAATCCTGAACTGCGGGCGGGTCAACCGATCCCGGCTAGAAACATCGTCAAGATGATCCGAAAGCATCTCTATAACTAGGTCGGGGTCAATCATGCCTAATATGCTGCATCCATCTGTGCTCTCATACGGCCTCCACGGGCTCCCACCATCGGTCGAATGTGCCATCTCTGCCGGGCTGCGTGGTGTTGGCAGGAATCTTACTTTCAAACAGCCAGATAGCACCGCCATCTGCTGGTCGGTCGTGTGTTACTCGATCACCTACGGCGTATGCGTCCTGCGCCCCTGTCGGCTGCACCCATGGTTCCGCTTGCAAGCGGGCAGGTGTCCATAGCGCCGGTGTCTGGTCGGGCGGGAACTGCATCCGGTTGTGGTCTTGTACGCAGATATACACGGTTCCGTTGAAATCGTATACCTGACCTCGAATTACGGCCTCACCTAGAGCAGTCCCTACAGGCGGTGGCGGCATGGGCTGTACGGTTGATCCTGATGCTGCCACCATGCCAGCGTACTCAGCTGGGTCTGCTGAAAACACAAAGTCGGGCTGTCCGGTGGTGGTGACCTGATTGGGTTCCGTTACGCCCTCATGGATAGTGCCATCGGGGCCGTATGCTCTCCAGTATGTGGGTTCTGCTGGTTTGTTGATTTCTTGGCTCATGCGGCAATCGCCTCCTCAAATGTTAGCCCCTTGGTTTGCATCCGCTCATGCATTGCGGTTCTTCCATGCCTTAGCCGCATCAGGCTTCCCCACCGTCACTCACCGTCCAGCCATCAGCGATCAAGGCAGCCCGTGCTGTTGCGCCTGCGCCTGAATAAGTCGCGTCGCCGAAGTGAACGTTAACATTGTTCTGGACCGCTTGCGCTTCCCATGCAACGAGGATGGCGTTGTACTCTGCGGTTGAGAGCATAGAGTTTGCGATGAAGCACATGCTTGCCGCTGTCGTCAAAGACTCAACATTAAACCCGACTATGCCTGGGTCACTGGTCAGGCTTGAGCAGAAAACGAACATGCTATTCATATCTGTACAAGAAGATGTGTCAAAGCTTGTGAGATCAAGACTGGTCAGGCTTGAGCAGACAAGGAACATGCTATTCATACTTGCACAGGAAGATGTGTCAAAGCTTGTGAGATCAAGACTGGTCAGGCTTGAGCAGCCAGCGAACATGCTATTCATATCTGTACAGGAAGATGTGTCAAAACCAGTGAGATCAAGACTGGTCAGGCCTGTGCAGCTTCGGAACGCGTTTGAAAGATAGGTCGGCGTTGCTCCACTTGCTCCAAGATCGCTGGCTGTAACCAGATTTGAGCAGCCAAAGAAGTCAAGGTCCGAAAAGGTAAAGTCCGTACCCCATGCCAGGAGCTCAATAAGCTTCAGCTTGTCACCAGCGTTGTCAAACGCGAAGACATCACAGCTTCCCGTTATCGCAATCGTGTAATCATCAGCCGTGGCGTAAACGTGCGTTATGCTATCTGTGGTGACGGTTTCAGGCGGTGATCCATCGCCCCAATCAATCACGGTATTGACACTGCCAGTCATCGGCAGCGTTACAGTCTCAGACGCGCCCGTAGTTCGCATGACAAAGGTAAAGGCTGGCGCACTGGTGGCCCCACCGCCAAGCCCAACCCGAAGCGCCGAACCAAGCGCCAGGCCCAGAGCGTTACGAGAAGCGCTGCGCATTACAGGGCTACTCGGGCTGCGTTTTCAGTCTCCAGGCTGGCGTACAGACCGTCGGATGTTCCTGCCTGCACGACGCGGTACGTGCCGGATAGACCGTCGACAATGTAGTGGCCGTCGGTGTCAATGTCTGCGGCGCCGTTATAGAGCACGGGGATGTAATTGCCGCTGGGGGCGAGTCGCTGGAGCTGGATCGTAGCGTCGCCAAGACCTTCAACGTTAAACGCCATCAGCTCTCCCCCGTTGATGTTGACGGGGTACGCGGTCGACGTTCCTGCAGCCGTAGTGTTACTGAAAAAAGTGGTCATTTTCGTGCTCTTAGAGTGACTTACACAGGAGTGTAAGTCATCTAAACACGCAGCGCAAGCGTTTTTTAGCTGCGGTAGCTACGAAGTCCGCCTTTCCTATTGCGCGGGAACGATCGGTTTTTTGACGGACTTTCCGCTCTCAGGTTAGAGACAGCGTTGGTCCCGCCTTTCGATATGGGCTTTTTGTGCGCGACATCTTGGCCGGGTTTGACTTTTCCTTTTTTGAGCATTTTGCGTCGAGCCCGGTGCCGGGTGGCCGATCCAGAGTCCCTGCCTGTTCCTTGCTCTTTTCGTTTCTTGGCGGTGCCGGCTTCTTGCTTGTAGTTGCGTTTGTAGTTCGGTGATGAAGGCATGCTAAAAATCCCCAGTAAAATTTAGAAAATTTTTGGGGAGTATACCCCAGAAAAAAAATGATAATTTTGAGCGCTTAAAAAGTTGGGAAAATTTAATGGGTGAGGTGCGGAGAGGTCTCTCCCCTACTTCCGCTGAACCCTCCCCCCCTTTAAAATTTCGCTTCGCTCATTCCAGGTGCTTGAGTCCCACCCGCTCTATGGAACCTTTGCCCGAACTTACAGCGCAGACATCTCAGGCTGCAGTGCTGCTCTCCATACTTCGCGAACGATAAACCTGTTCGCTCAGGTCCGATGTGGGTTTGTGATTCAGTTAGATAGGCTAGCTGGACACTGCCATAGATAGACATAGGAGAAGCAACCATGCACCACAACCTCAGCAAGCAAGCCAAGTGGGTGCAGGCCCACGTCGCTCAGCTCGAAGCAGAACTCAGATCCGCCCAGGCCAAGACCTTAGAGCAGCACTGCCAGCAGGCAGAGCTCAGCCTTAACGAAGCAGAGGCCAAGAGCAAAGGCCGCGAAGAGTCCATCTTCACCAAGGTGTTCAAATCTATTAACGAGTACGGCGTCGTCTACAACTGCCAGCTGGCCAAGGACATCGACCCGAGCATCTTCGAAATCGAAAATCTGGAGGACCGGCAGGTCCAGGCGCTGGCAAAAGAGCTAAACGCCACCCTCAACGGACGGCATCGCCTCCCTCGCCTCGATCGCAACGGGGCACACTGGATAACGCTCTACGGAGCATGAACTACTATGCCGCCTGCCAATCCCGGTAGGCGGCTCTACCAACTTAGGAGTACATCATGAGAATCACAAATAATATGATTAAACAAGCTGTTAAAAAACAAGCTTGCTTAGAAGCTATTGAGTGGCTTCGTGAGCAGCCCAGAACTTGGACAGAGTTAGTAGGACACAGACCTGGTTGGGCTGTCTGGGCTATGACTCATATCCCAGATTGCCCGATCGACTTGACCGGACTTGATTCAGGGGGCCGATCATGGGTAATGATCGACAGGCCTGACTGTCAGATTGACTTAGATGGACTTTGTCCATACGACCGAGCACGAGTGATGATAGAAAGGCCTGACTGCCCAGTTGACTTGACTGGGCTTGATTCAGGTGACCGAGCACGAGTGATGATAGAAAGGCCTGGATGTCCGGTCGACTTGACCGGACTTTATTCAGGTGACCGAGCGGAGGTTAGGGCAAACCGGCCCGACGTCTACGGAGCATGAACTACTATGCCGCCTGCCAATCCCGGTAAGCGGCTCTACCAACTTAGGAGTACATCATGTGCACTTTCACAGTCAACTACATCGACGACCAAGGCAACCCGGTCTCCCGCTTCATCAAAGCCTGGCACGCAGCCGCTGCCGAGCGCACCACATTCCACCTCTTCGGAGGTTCACTTCACACTGCACTGGAGAACTACTATGCGTAAGATCATCCTTACCGTTCCTACTCTCGCCGACATCAAAGCGGCTTTGAACGGCGCCCAGGCCAAGATCGAACAACGTCGCGCCCGCCGCGCGGCACTCGACGCCCTCATTGCAAGCGCAGTCGCCAAGGCTGCAAAGGAGAAATCATGAGCGAGATCGCCAAGTACAAACTCACATGGCTTGCATGGGCAGCCATCCCAGTCGCCTCGGTTCTTGCCGGGACGTTCATCAGCCCAGTATGGCTCACCCCCTGGGCATTATCAGTGCTCGGCGGCGGGTATATGGTCGCTCGCTCATGAACGGCAATAAGGCAAGCGTCTACATCATCGCCGCCTTCGTAGTGGGAGCAATCTTCCCACTCGTCGGTCTCTTGGCCGGCGCAGCTGCTGGTGGTGCCTGGTGGGCTACTCGCATCCCGCGCTCTACCAAGATGTGCGATCCCAAGCTACTCGACGACATTGCCGAGTGGAATAAGCAGGAGAGACAACGCAAGTAACTCACCGCCTCTGGGCCTTCGGGCTCAGGGGCTTTTTTTATGCCCCCTGGGCCTTCAGGGTAGACTCGTGCTACGCCCAACTTACTACTATGCCCCCTGGGCCTTCAGGGTAGACTCGTGCTGCGCACCTCGCCCACCCGCCGGCCCTGCAAAGGGTGCTACGGCCAACTTACTACTATGCCGGAGGCCGAGAGCGCGGCGCGCAGCGTGGGGTTCGAGGGGAACACCGTTTTTGCAACCAGTCAGTTGCAACCAGTCAATGACAACAAAGCGCAACCAGTCAGTTGCAACCAGTCAGTTGCAACCAGTCAGTGGCAACAAAGCGCAACCAGTCAGTTGCAACCAGCCGGTGTCAGGTTTGGTACGCCACTTGCGGGTGGCAAGCTAAGTTATTGATTTCCTTAGCTTTCGTGGTTGCTGGTTTTACATGAGTAATGTTTAGTACTTATAAATCAATGGGATAAGGTGCGCAGGGGGTGCTATGTTGTAAAAACGCGCTTTTTCAATTCAGGGAACAATGGTGGTTGAGAGATAATGAAAAACTCGTAGTTGAAAAAGCCACTTTTTAAAGTTTAATAGTATATATTAGTATAGTATATATATATAATAATAATAAAAACAACAACTTACAGCGTTTTGAAATTACTCATGTAAAACCAACTTTCAAAAAACTGCTCAGATGCACTGATATGCCCCGTATTTCCTGTATACTTTCAAGCACTTAGCATTACTCATGTAAAACCAGCCAGGTATAACCATGAAAACACGTTCACAATCAACAACTTGCCTCCCTTCATACACCACGTTGAACAAGTATTTCATCTATGCACCGCACAAAGGCGTACTTTATTCTCGTACTGAACGCCTTCCATTCATGAACTCAATCTACACATCGCAACGTAGCGGTATGCACAAACTCCACTCTCGAGTGCATCCTCTTTACAAAGAACTCGGTCCTCAACCGTGGTTTGTCGACATCAATAAGCTCTTGTCGCGTAATCAGCACGAACATCCAACGTGCATTTTCGACATCATCTACACTCTGAAATACCGCAAACCACCACCAGGCCCAGTATTCTTTTATCCGTCCCACGGCAACGCTGCAGTAGAGATTCTCAAGTTCTATTCCAATTACAATGCCGACACTCAGCCGAGCAAGCAGCTCCAAGAAAACGGTACGCAAGGCTATAACTATTTCATGCACCAAATCCAACGATTCCACTGGTCAGACCTGTGCTGGTTCCACCCCCAGACCTCCAAGATCACCTGGGAGCCGGAGCACTGTCGATGGCGCGGCGGTGGCCGCACGGCCGGCATGTGGAACTATCACATCCTGGCCCGCCGGATGGGGCTCGACCTCGAGCTCACCCACCTTATCCCTAAACTGGCCAATGAAACCAACCGTATCCAGATGGCCCTCGCGCAGCGACGGGTGCCCTGGCCCGAACATTCTCGCGATCCGTACTGGTTCGAAGCATTCAACCAGCATCGATCGCAGATCGTCGCATCCCCTGCCGAGTACGATGCGCAAGAAGATTTCGCCACTTGGCTCACTGACTAAGGAGAAACGTCTGTTGATTTGTTTCGGTATGGAAACGAAGTGCTCGCTTCCTCTGAATAAACGGTGGATCTGTTTATTCAGGATCAATGTGGGTTTGTGTCTTTAACAAGGAGAACACATCATAAAAATCGGACCGTTGAAGTAGTATTCGAGGAATCCAAATGAACAACGTGAACAACATGATCCGCGCCTACAACCAATTCATCTAAGGAGAAACAACATGAAAATCGGGCCATTACAAGAACGCTGGCTCCAGTCGCTAGAGCAGAACGCAGAGCGTCAGTGCATCAGACAGCTCGCTAAAAAGAATGGAGACGGCAGCTACCAAGCCTGCTGCTTGGGCGAAGCGGCCATTATCGCCGGTATAGGCCAGTGGGGCAACGAGCAGCCAAAACACGCCCACACCTATCTGGTCAATGGCGACCGTAGCGAATTAGCAGACGACGCTTTCGAAGCATTAGGGCTTCGGGGGCCTCTTGGAAACTTTCAAGACGACAAAGAACTTAAAGTCGGCCCAGCCAAAGGAGTACAAACCCTTTCAGACGCCAACGACGGGGGGGCAACATGGCCCGAGATCGCGGCGTTCATCCGCGCTAACCCTGGAGTAGTATTCGAGGAGTCCAAATGAACAACGTAAACAACCAATTCATCTAAGGAGAAACGACATGCCCAAGCGCAGAACAATACATCCTGGCCACACCAAAAGAGACCAACGTATTGCTGCAGCGTACGCTCAGATGACGTTGAAACAAGGCAGCGCGACAAAAAAGCGCCCTGCCTATCCTACCGGCCGGAACGGCACGTTAGATAACGTAGAACGTCACCTTAACAAAATGCACGGAGATAAATGATGGGCACTACTAAATTACCTGCCGACTACATCTACGTCGGATCGGGCGAGCTGCTCAACTCGCTACCGGACAACACCATATCGACCTATGCAGGCAACATTATGTACTGGAGCCCGACATTAACCGAATGGCGCTGTCTAGTACGCTCTTACGGATACGGATTCTCCGACCTCAGACACAACTACGCCGTGCATAAAGACTCGCCAGTCATCAAGAGGCTCGTTGAGAAGGCATTCGAAGTTGCGCTGACTGGCTCTCATCGCTTCGTTGCGAAAGATGGAGACGATACATGGTTTAAGTTCGATAGTCTGCCTAAGCGCAGCAGTAATTCTTGGTGTTGCGCTCGAGTAGATTCCTCCTACGAACGCAGCCACCCAAACCCCCGGTTCATCCCCTTCCTCAATAACATCGACTGGACAGCTTCGAGGTTCGACTTCAGCGAGCCACAAAAAGACAATGTCATGGGATACGAAATAGGAAAAACTTACCGCGTCGTAGATTGGTACAACTTCGAGATCCCCACAGACTACAATAATTACTGCCCCCCTGGCCAAGAAATTAGCCCAAAACTCAACGACACATTTACAGTAAAAAAAGTGTCTAGGTTTGGATACGCTGGTGTAAACAGTGGCGACAATGGCTGGTTTGTTGCATCACCTTCTGAACTCCAGTCTGGCGCCGTCATTCTCGTCGAAGACACCGACATGGACAGTTCGTGGTACACGATCGACTTGACTGGACTTAGTCCATACAACCGAGCGCGGGTGATGGCTAAACGGCCTGACTGTCCGATTGACAATGAAGGCGTAACTTTAACGCCTGGAAATAACGACAAAATTCCTCTGACCGAACTTACTGGCAAAGCATCGTTTTCCAAATTCACAAAGGAGTAAATAAAATGTTAAAACTCGCACTTTATTTAATTGGAGTCGTTATAGGATTTGCTTTCAGTATGTACCTACTCGATCGAGTATGCGAGAAGTTTTATAACTTTCCTATGTACGTCTATACAGCAAGCGTAGCCGTTTTAATTTTACTCGCTTACTTTACTTTATTTGCACTACTTGAAGGAGATTCAAATGGTTTTTATCGGACTAATGAGTGCAACTGCCCTGTATGTCCTGCTGCTCAAGACACCCAAGAGCCTACGTTCCAAACTATTAGGGCTTGACCTCTACCTAGACATCGCCGTAACAGTGGCCCTCATGCTCATGTTCGCCGGGACACTCGGCGGCATGATCGCTGCAGTATTCGGAGGGCTGATCTTCAGTGGCATGCTGTGGATCTCGAAAGTTCTCTTCGGGTATGACAAGCCCATGATCCACCGCGGCCGTGTTGCCCAAGGCACAGCCACGGTCCTCAAGACCCGGTTCGTCTGGGTCGCTATTCCACCAATCTGGAGAAGGAAATGACCAAGGAGATCACGGATGAACTTTGAAGTAAACGAAAAGTACAAGGCTGCTAAGTTAGAGATAATGGAATCTGCGGATTTATCAGTTCCACCAGAAGGCGCAACGTGTCATCACGTTGACGAAAACGGCAACGCTTGGAGCCGTGACGTTTTATGGCGCGGCGAACTTCCACGCGAAGATAACGTCAAAGGATGGTGTTTTGCTACCCGCGCCGACCTCGAAACAGGAAGCGTTGTAAAAATACAGGAAGACACGTCTACTTTTGGTCCTGACTTAATTTCAGCACTGCAAAAAGTCAAAGCACTCCATTTTGACACGGCCTTGTTTGTGCGGTCTATCGAACAAGACTTGAAACAGAACCCTGAAAAATTATCGGCCGCTATAAATGCAATCCAAACGCTCGTAGACGTGGCCACTCCTCTGTTTTTGTCAGCAGCGGAGAAGGGCATACGCAGATCAGACGGTGAATCTGTCTGATCTGGTCTCATGCGAGTTAGTGGTTCGCTTTTGAACCGTCATTTAGAATTTACGGAGAATATCTATGAACAACGCAGCACTCAATCCACCAACATCAGCCGGCACCGCCCCTTTCAACGAAATCAGTGCACAGCACCAGCGCGATGCGGGCCAGCGCGACGACCGCGAAGCGACAGAGGCCGCTGAGAACCTGCTCGAAGAGCAGCGCCAGACCAAGATCCAGCTGCCCCCAGGCTTCCGCTGGATGCACGTCACGGTCAACGGCAAGCGCGAACTGCGCATCAAGCCGACGATGGAGAGCGTCCGAGACCTGACTGAGCTTACCGCTGAGTTCTTCGGCGCTCGCGAGTTCCGCGAGGAAGAGGTCGAGACAGACACCAAGCTCAACAAGATTCTTGACTCCCTCGTAGCGAACCTGGGCCGGTCCAACCAGTTCCTGGGCGGCTCGTCGCTCGCCTACAACCTGGCTCCGCAGTACGCTCAGCAGCTGGCTGGCGCTATTCGCTGGGTCGACATCCACGCCCGCAACGTGGAGCGTTATCAGAACAACGGCAACGAGGATGCCGCTGAGTCCTCGCTCTATAACCTCGAAGCGAGCCGTAACCAGGCGCTGAAGATTGCCAGTGTCCTCGACTGGTGCGAAGACTCCGGGGCCACTGTCAACATCACCCGCGGCGTCGATCAGTGCCTCAACCTCGCAGCGTGGAGCCTGCAGAACAACCAGAGTTCCGGTCCGCACCGCCGCGCCGCTCAGAACACGACCCGCGAGATGCTCTGGGGCGGACGTACACCTCAGCCCGACGAAGTCGCTGAGCGCGAGGAGGAGGAATCTGCTACCATCTAACGACTCCCTCAAGCTGGCTGTACTTCAGACACTCCTAGCCAGCTTTTTGCCCCAGGCCGTTCGCGGTCTGGGGTTTTTTTATGTCCATCAGGAGACTACGACATGAAATCCCAACTCACCCGCTACGGCCGACGTAAAAAGTACCCGGCCAAGATTATCGAGCAAGCCCATAAGCTCTACGACATGCACGTTAGCCAAGGCCAAGACCCCAAAGCGGCCTGTGTGCAGTGTAAGAACGTGATGGCTTACTGGGCCAAGATCGACGGTAGCCACACCACATTCCTTCAGCGTGGCAGACAACTGCTGAAGGGCTTTCGCTTTTGGAGACCAGAACAATGACCCAACGCATCCACACCCTTCAAATATTCCGAGACAGCTCACCCGAGTCACCTCGTGAATGGGACAACCTCGGCACGATGGCCTGCTGGCATGGCCGCTACATCCTCGGTGACAAGCAGCCTCTTGGCGATCCACAAGAACACCGCATCAACCTGGTGTGCGAGATGGAGCCTGACTTTGAGGATTGGCTCAAGCAGTACGCTGACTACCTGTATACGCTGACCCAAGACGGGGATCACATCGAAGAACAGTGCAACGAGTTTACTGGCCGCATGTTCGACCATTTCTACATCTCGCTGCCGCTATATCTTTACGACCATAGTGGCATCACCATGAGCACCGGAGCATTCACTTGTTCGTGGGACTCGGGACAGGTCGGATTCATCTACGTGCGTCGGGATGAGGTAGAGCGCGAGTTTACGTCGGAGTACCCCGCACACGGTCATGACACGCTTGAAAAGCACATCGAAGCTATTCTGCGCCGCGAAGTTGAGATGTACGACCAGTACCTCACCGGCGATGTGTACGGCTTCGTTCTGGTCGACGAGCACGGCGAGGAAGTCGATAGCGACCTCTCCTGCTGGGGCTTTTACGGCCGCGACTACAAGACCAACGGCATTGCAGACCACGTTGACTTGGACACCGTCAAAGCTGTACATTTCATGGAGCCGGTCAGCAGCGTCAGCTACCAGCCCGCAGACATCGAGGAGTTGACATAATGGGAACTTATAAACTGTTTCACATGAACGAAAATTCACCATTCGCTACTATCTCAAGTAACAATCTACCAAACCCGCCCAGAAGAATGGAATTGAGCGCCGTAGTAAACGCGGTATACGGCGGCGATTATGGCGCGGAGCTGGTGGAAAATATTGGCAATGGGCGCTTCAAGGTCCAGCCGGGGTATCCACTAGACAGAGGTGGAACGACGCTTAGCCGCCCGATAATTATTGAACGGTATAAAGACCTTGTCCAAGAAGAAGTCCACCGACTTGCAGAAGAATAACCACCATGAGAATCACAAATAAGATGATTAAACAAGCTGTTAAAGAACAAGCTTCCTTAAAAGCTATTGAGTGGCTTCGTGAGCAGCCCAGAACTTGGACAGAGTTAGTAGGACACAGACCTGATTGGGCTGTCTGGGCTATGACTCATTTCCCAGATTGTCCGATCGACCTGACTGAACTTGAGTCACATCACCGAGCACGGGTTATGGCAAACCGGTCAGACTGTCCGATCGACTTGACTGGACTTGAGTCACATCACCGAGCACGGGTTATGGCAAACCGGTCAGACTGTCCGATCGACCTGACTGAACTTGATCCATCTGACCGAGCACGGGTGATGATCAACAGGCCTGACTGCCCGATCGACTTGACTGGACTTGATTCATACGACCGAGCACGGGTGATGATCAACAGGCCTGACTGTCCGATCGACTTGACTGGACTCAATTCATGGCGCCGAGCACGGGTGATGATCAACAGGCCCGACTGTCCGATCGACCTTACTGGACTTGGTCCAGCAGGCAAAGAACTGGTGAGGATCAACAGGCCCGACTGTCCAATTGACAATGAACTCGAGGAGATAAAATGACAACTTTAAACCACGAAGAGATCGACTTGACTGGACTTGATTCATACGACCGATCATGGTTGATGATCGACAGGCCTGACTGTCCGATCGACTTGACTGGACTTGATTCACGTGACAGAGCGCGGGTGATGATCAACAGGCCCGACTGTCCGATCGACCTGACTGAACTTGATCCATCTGACCGATCATGGGTAATGGCATACAGGCCTGACTGTCCGATCGACTTGACTGGACTTGATTCATACGACCGAGTACGGGTGATGATCAACAGGCCTGACTGTCCGATCGACCTGACTGGACTTGAGTCACATCACCGAGCACGGGTTATGGCAAACCGGTCAGACTGTCCGATCGACCTTACTGGACTTGGTCCAACCGACAGAGCGCGGGTGATGATCAACAGGCCCGACTGTCCGATCGACTTGACTGGATTTGATTCAGGTGACCGATCATGGGTAATGGCATACAGGCCTGACTGTCCGATCGACTTGACTGGACTTGATCCAGCCGACAAAGAACGGGTGATGATCAACAGGCCTGACTGTCCGATCGACCTGACTGAACTTGAGTCACATCACCGAGCACGGGTTATGGCAAACCGGTCAGACTGTCCGATCGACCTTACTGGACTTGGTCCAACCGACAAAGAACTGGTGATGGCAAACCGGTCGGATTGTCCAATTGACAATGAACTCGAGGAGATAAAATGACAACGTCAAATGAAGACGGGCGAGCGATCGACCTGACTGAACTTGATTCATACGACCGAGCATGGGTGATGATCAACAGGCCTGACTGTCCGATCGACTTGACTGGACTTAGTCCATACAACCGAGCACGGGTGATGGCAAACCGGTCGGATTGTCCGATCGACTTGACTGGACTTGATTCATACGACCGAGCACGGGTGATGGCTAAACGGCCTGACTGTCCGATCGACTTGACTGGACTTAGTCCAGCCGACAAAGAACGGGTGATGGCAAACCGGCCTCTCTGTCCGCCTGATAAGTTGATTGCTGAATACGTAGAAAGACAAGGGCGAAAATTGCCGCATACCAAATGGAAATCGCCTTGCCGCCTAGAAATATTCGCGTCTGGTGTGCGGATCAGCCACGAAGACGGAAAAACCATCATAGAGTGGGGTGAATCATGACTGACTTCGAGGTCCACCCGGTAGGCACCGAGGCGAAACTTGACGAGCTAAACGCAGCCGAGACCATCGCGCTGAATACACCACAGCAGGAGAAAGAAACGATGACAGGACCAGGAAAAGGAATGTTCGTCCGGCAGCGTGATACCAAGCTGGAGCCGACGCTTTATCACAGCCACCTAGAGGCTTGGGATTCGGGGTATCGGGCTTTTAAAAGCATGGATAATGGCCTCGAGTTCATTTGCTGCGATGAATGCTGGATCAGTATCGACGGGGTGCTTTGGAAACCAACTGTCCCAAAATTCCCCCTACGCGCCCTCAGCGAGAACGGAGAGGAGGTCGTAGTTCGGTGAAGATCCAATGGACCAAGAGCTATGACCGCATGGTTGTCGGAACTGTCGGAGACGTCGAGTGTTTCCACCTCATCAAAGTAGGAGACAACATCGAGCTCGTTTCCAGCCTGCCAGAGACCGTACCTCTCTGCGTCGGGAGGCACATTGAAACGCACACATCGCCCAAACAGGCCGCTACGCACGCGCAGAGGTTGTTTGATCACTGGTATGAAAGACTGCACTACACAAAGGACATTTCATGACTACCATCGAAGAACAGCGCACGGTGCTGCGTGGCAGAATTCCGAAGCATTTCACCACCTCGCTTGACGGCTACCTCAATCACGGTGTGCCGTTGAGCGGCGTTCTTAAGCTGATCGCAACTAACGATCTGCAAGGCACGTTTTCGGCGTCTTTTCGCAACACGGACATCCTTGCAGCGCTCCCCGATCTGATGGTCTACTTCCTCAACTACGTGCCCGCCAGGGCATGGGGGAGCCCCCAAGTTGTTGATAGTTGGAAGGGTTTGCAAGGGGCTGAAGAGTGAGGTAAGATTGAAGCCCTGACAGCCGCCGAGCTGTCAGGGCTTCTAAACCATAATGTGAAAGAGCACATCATGACCCTTTTGAATGTTACCACACAAAAAGACCGAGTGTAAATATGGAGCTTCATTTTCTTGAAGCCCGCGTTCCGCTGGTCAAAACGTACACTCAGACTGACGAAGGCGTCAAGAAAGATGCCTACCCGATGGTCAAGCACGTCACGTCTCATCGCGAACAAGTCCACACACTCGATCAGATGCTGAGCGCTTTGCGTTATCACAGCAGAAACGGGCATTGCCTTCTTAAAGGCGAACTTAAACGAGACTTGGTATTAGAATCGAGGGCTTCTGAAACAGACCCAATGGCACCTACATCTTGGATTTGTTTAGACTTTGACTACCTCAAATCAGAAGACCAGGTCAACTCGCTACTTTCCCAAATGGGCCTGAGCGACGTCTCTTACATCGTGCAGTACGGCGCCGGCCACAAGATAGATAAGCCGTTTTCTGCGCACCTCTATTTCATGCTCGAACACGAAGTGTTGCCAGAGACGTTGAAATACTGGTTGATGAACCAGAACCTGACATTGTCTGAGTTTGAAAAATCGATCAGTTTGACACGCAGTAACGCGGCGCTTCAATGGCCTCTCGACGTTGCTGTTGCCCACAACGGCATGTTGATCTACATCGCACCTCCCGAGTGCGTGGGGATGGACGACCCAGTTCCTACTGAAGATCGCCTCCGTCTTGTAAGAAAAGAAAACGATAAGGTCAATCTCAAAGAGCAGCTTGCTCAAATTGACTCGGCAGTTATTGAGGAAAAGAAGAATACCAAGCTCTCTGAGCTTCGCAAAAAGAAAGGGCTCAAGCACCGCACGTTTAACACCAAGCTGATCAGTGGTATCGAAGTCGTCAGCAAGCCAGGGGTGGTATCAGTCACTGGCTACAAACAAGGCCGGGGCTTCATGTACCTGAACCTCAATGGCGGAGACAGCTGGGGCTACTACCACCCGCTTGAGAACCCGGAGATCCTGTTCAATTTCAAAGGTGAGCCCAACTACCTCACCAAAGAGATTGTCCCTGAGTATTACAAGAATTACAAAAAGCTTCAGCAAGAAGGCGTTAAAGATCAAGACACCGTTTACCTTGCGTTCCTCGACCGCCGCTCGGACGTATACTACCGCGGCACCTTCGAACCCGAAACAACCAACTTGGACATTTATGCCACCAGCGCTGTCAAAAAGCTCGAAGACTTCCTCCGACAACACAACCAGTGGGTCGGGGAGTTTGTGGAAGAGTGGGACTACGTGTTCCGCTTCGATGATAACCGCGTGTGTGTACCAGAAGAGCGATTTCTTAATCGCTTCTATGAGTCCCCGTACCTTCGCGATGCGAGGCTCAACCCCTCGCCAGGACAGTTCCCTCCTACCATAGCCAAGATCCTCAAGTCAGCGCTCGGAGACGACATGGACGTCGTCAAGCGGTTCTTGAACTGGTTAGCGTTCATTGTTCAGAAACGGCGAAGAACTGAAACGGCTTGGGTGCTGAGCGGCTGCGAAGGAACAGGCAAAGGACTTTTGATTCACAACATCCTAAAACCTATTATCGGGAACAACTACGTCAACGTCACGTTGATGTCAGCGCTCAACGAAAACTTCAACTCATTCATGGAGGATTGCGTCATTCTCATGCTCGACGAAACAGAGCAGAAACAACTTGACGCGAACAGCAAGCCGATGGCCAAGCTCAAGCAAGCCATTACTGACCCTGTCGTTCCAATTCGCAAAATGAGGACTGATTACTATGAAGCCAAAAACTACATGAATCTGATACTAGCGTCTAACGCTCGATCAGCCGTCGCAATCAGCGACACGGACAGACGCTTCAACGTGGCACCTTATCAAGAGACAAGGCTCATTATGAGCGACGCTGAGATCGCTTCGATCGAAAGCGAACTGTTCGACTTTACCTCAATTTTGTACAAATGGAACATTGACCATTCAGTGCTCCGCACCCCGATCGTCAGCCAGCAGAAGCACCTGATGCACGAGCTCAGCAGCTCTGCAGTCCACCTGGTACTTCGCGCTGTGCAGCAGGGCGACCTGCAGAGCATCCTCGACGTAGCCCCTACGCAGCAATCGCCTCAAGGCCACGACGTCGACCGCATCGCCGTAGACAACGCGACGCGCACAATCGTCGAGGCCCAGAGAGCGGCCAAGCGTGGGGAAAAGCACTTCATCAGCCGCGACGCGCTGCACGTTCTATTGCGCACCGTCAGCGGAGACTCCGTCCCAATCACTACGCCCAAGTTCGTTCAGATGCTCAAGCACCACGGCGTCTTCTTCGAACGCTACGGCGGCAAGCTCGGGCTGGAGGTTAAATGGCAGGTGCCAGAGTTCGGCATCGAAGACAAAGCACAACTGGAGGCAGTTAAGTGAAACGTTGGCCGCATCAAATCCAGACCAGTAAAAAGCAACTTAAAGTACCGACTCTTCTTGACCTGTCTGACGCCGGCACCGGCAAGACCTTGGCCGCACTTGATGCCTTCGCGTTCCGTCGCAAGAACAGCGGTAAATGCGCCCTGGTCGTCGCCCCCAAAGCGCTGCTCGATCCAGCGTGGGGAGAAGACATCGCCAAGTTCCACCCGCAGCTTACGTTCTCTGTGGCCTACGCCAGCAATCGGGCCAAAGCGTTCGATGCCGACGTTGACATCTACATCACCAACACCGACGCTGTCAAGTGGATCGCCAAGCAGAAGCGCACGTTCTTCGAAAAGTTCGACACGTTGATCATTGATGAGATCAGCTACTTCAAGCACCGCACGTCGCAGCGCTCTAAGGCGCTTAAAAAGATTGCCTTACTCACGCCGCTGCACCGGAAAAACGAACCGTACTTCAAGTACAAAGTTGGTATGACAGCCACACCGACCAGCACCAGCATCACTGACATCTGGCACCAGACGTTGATCATCGACGGCGGTGAGCGGCTCGGTACAGGCTTTGCCGCATTCCGCGACGCCGTATGCCAGCCAGTCATCACCAACCCGATGCAGCCGTCCTGGATCAAGTGGCAGGACAAGCCCGAGGCACAAGAAAGCGTCTCTCAGATCTTGGCCGACATCACGGTTCGCCACGAGTTCGACGACGTGATGAAAGACATTCCAGATCAAGACAAGCGCGTGCTCAACTACCGTCCGTCAGCCAAGCTCATGAAGCTCTACGAAGAGATGAAGAAGGAGTGCCTGCTCGAGCTCAAAGAGGGCGACGTCACGGCTGTCAACGCTGCTGCTCTGCGCCAGAAGCTACTGCAGGTGGCCTCGGGCCGCGTCTACGGCGCCAGCGGTGCTTATACGCTTGACAGCGGCCGCAACGAGCTCATTGTCGAGCTGATCCTGGGGCGTGCGCACAGCGTGGTGTTCTGGAACTGGCGCCACCAGCGCGAAGCGCTCGTCGAGTCGCTGACGGCTAAGAAGGTCGACTTCGTTGAGATCGGCTCCGACACCAAGGATGCTGACCGACGCTCGATCGTGCAGGAGTACCAGGCCGGCAAGTACCAGACCGTCCTGATGCACCCGCAGTCGGGCGCACACGGCCTGACGCTTACCAAGGGCACTTCAGCGATCTGGTGCTCACCCACCGACCGGGCCGACCTGCTCGTCCAGGGCGACGCTCGCATTCGCCGCGGTGGCCAGAAGCTCGCGACTGAGAGCATCAGAGTGTGCGCCGTTGGCACGCTTGAAGAACAAATGTATGAACGAACCAACGAGAAGTTGGACGCTATGACCGAACTGATGAGGATGTTGAAATGAACGAGTACCCAGACGAAGTAGGTTTTTTAGAGCTAGGATTGTGCGGACTTTTGTGGGAAAACCGTATGGTAGAACAAGAGGAAAACAACTAATGACCTACCCAGAATGCCAAAAACTTTTTGCACAACAAGGCTTCGTGTTCACCCCACTGAACGAACGCCAGCTCAACGAGCTGAATAAGCGCGGTTATTCAGAAGATGAAATCTACTGTACAGGATGCGACGTTCACTCAGGCATCCTGTTTACCCAGGCAATGGAGGAGAATGTAGCGTGAAACTCGTCCGACGCAAAAACTACTTCCTTGTTGAAGTCAACGCTGACGACTTCAGCCGGTTCAACGCAGACCAGAACACACGCCTGCCATTCACCGCCGCATCGTTCGCCTTCAACAAAGAGACGGGGCGCTGCATCCGCGTCTTGCCTCATCGTCTGCGCAAAGACGACCCGGCCTGGGAGCGCTTGAGAGAGTATGCACGCAACTACGCACGAGGTAAGGAACATCATGGCTATCGAACCTGATCGTATTGTCAAGTCCACATCGTTCTCACGGGCTAGTGACTTTAACCGTTGCCCGCTCATGTTCAAGTATAAGCACTTGGACAAGATCCTTGACCCGGCGCCTGAGCTCCCCGAAGGGGATGAGCATCCAATGGATCGCGGGTCGCGCATCCACTCACTCTGTGAGAACTACGTCCAGAATCCACTGATCAAACCGCAGCACGAGCTCCGGCACCAGCTGCCGTTACTCGACGCATTCCGTGCAGGATATGAGAAAGGGAAGGTTGACCTTGAGATACCGATCGCTTTCGATGCTAACTGGGAGATCTCAGCCGGCGATGACTTTGCCAACACGGTGTACCGCATGATCATCGACGTGGCCGTCACGGTGTCAGATTCTCGTGTGTACATCCTTGACTGGAAAACAGGTAAGAAGAAGGGCAACGAGGTAAAGCACCACGATCAGTTGATGGAATATGCAGTCGGCGTTGCCAACGTCGATCCTGCTATTCAGATTTTCGATGTGGCGATCGGGTATCTCGACCTGCACCCAGGCGAGAACCTGATGAAGCGCACGTTTACCCGCACCCAAGTCGAGCAAGCTACGCCAAAAGTTCGAGAGCGTCACGAGAAAGTGCTCAACGCCACCATCTTCCCTGCCAAGCCCTCGCAGTTTGCCTGCCGATTCTGCCCATTCAAAGCCGGTACAGTCGGCCGCGGTAAACGCGCCTACGCTGGTACTGGCCACTGTAGAAGAAACATCTGCTAGGAGAAACCAAATGATCTTTGTAAAAATTGTATGGCTCGCACTGAGCATCGTCATGAAGCTCGAATCACTGAGTAAATTCATTTGGAGAGCACGACATGGATACAGCTACTAAGTACGAGTGGGGAGTAAAACATGAGCAGTAAAGTTTTCTACGTTTGTAAACACATGGGTGAGTCACGATCTGAGTATCACGATAAACTCGAAGCGGCTTTTGCTCACTACGCTTGGAGACTTTACAACGAATGAAATTCATCACGCTTGACCTCGAAACCTACTACGACAAGAAGTGCAGTATCAAGAAGCTCGGCACCAGCCTCTACGTGCAGCATCCCGACTTCGAAGTTATGACAATGTCGTGGAAGACGCTCGATATGGCGGAGCCTGAGTTCATCGTAGGCGACGACATCCGCCGGTTTTTCGATGATCTTCAGCCTTACGCCAGTGAGGTCATCCTCAACGGCCACCACATGCAGTTCGACGGCTATGCAATCTCCCACTGCTTCGGCTTCCTCCCCGGCCGCTACACCTGCACAATGGCAATGGCCAAGCCGCTGTGGGGTCAGCACGGCTCCACGAGCCTCCAATCCGTCGCAGGCTACTACGGATTGGACGGTAAGGTCTCCGGCGTGCTGGAGGGCTGGGAAGGGCTGCGCTGGGACGACGCCACGCCTGAGCAGCAAGCCGACATGCGCCGGTACAACAACCAGGACACCGCGCTGACCGAGCAGCTGTTCCTGTTGATGGCGCGAGGCTTCCCGCGCTTCGAGTTCGACGTGATCGACCTGACCATCCGCATGTTTACCGACCCGGCGATTATCATTGACAAGGAAGGCGCCCGGCGCATCATCGACGAGGAGAAAGAGATCAAGGATGCTGCCCTGGCTGAGATCTTCTCTGACAAGAAGATCGATCAGGTCCGCACGATGGTCCGCTCGAACCCGCAGTTTGCCAAGCTGCTCGAGTTGCTCGATGTCGAAGTGCCGATGAAGGTCAGCCCGACGACTGGCAAGGATACCTTCGCGTTCGCCAAGAACGACCTGCCGTTCCAACGGCTGATGAAGCACGAAGACCCTCGGGTCCGTTCGCTGATGGACGCTCGCATCACGAACAAGACCAGCATCAACGAGACCCGTGCCAAGAAGATGATTGTCAAGTCAGGCCACCCGCTGCCGATCTATCTGGGCTACTGCGGAGCGCATACGTTCCGCTTTACTGGCGGCGATCAGTTCAATCCTCAGAACCTGCCTCGCGACGGCCGACTGCGCTCCTGCCTGACCGCACCCAAAGGCCACACGTTCGTAGTGATCGATGCCTCGCAGATTGAGGCTCGAGACAACGCAGTGTTCAGTGAACAGTGGGATCTGGTCGATGAGTTCGCGGCAGGCGTCGATGTCTACTCATCGTTCGCCTCGGAGCTCTACGGTTTCGAAGTCAACGCGGATGACAATTGGCAAGAGCGCTTTGTCGGCAAGACCGGTATTCTCGGTCTGGGCTATCAGTGCGGAGCTTTCAAGTTCCAATCGATGCTTGAGACTGGCGCGATGGGGCCAGCTGTTCACTTGAATATGGATGAAGCTGAGCGCATCGTTCAGATGTACCGAGCCAAGTATTACAAGATCAAGGATACGTGGTCCCAGCTGCAGAGCCTGATCCAGTACATGATGCCTGACGCTCGACACGAGATCGAGTTTCGTGGTCTGGTCATCCAGCCTGGAGGAAAGGTGCTGATGCCCAACGGGCTCACGATGCAGTACCCGGACCTGCAGCTCGAGATTGGAGAGTACGGCACGGCAGAGTTCACCTACCGCGCCTACCACCCGCGGTACAGGAAAGCCGTCACCAAGAAGCTCTACGGCGGCGCATGGCTTGAGAACATCATCCAGAGCCGCTGCAGGACAATCACTACCGGCCACGCGCTCGAGATGAGTCGGTTCTACAAAGTTGTGCTGCTCGTACACGATGAGGTCATCATGTGCGTGCCTAACCACCAGGCTGAACAGTGCCTGCGCGACGCGACAGAAATCATGTCAATCCCGCCAGATTGGAACCCGAAAATTCCACTGGCATCCGAAGGTAAAATCACTGAGAGGTACATCAAGTGACAGAGAACAACGAAGAACACGTAGAAGTATTCATCCCATTTCCAGGTTTCTATGAAAGCGAACTGTCCGACATGCTTGACTGGGGAGCAGAGTGCATTCTCGAAGAAGACGAGTCGTTAGAGTATGATTCTATCGGATATAATTTCGAACAGGCAACTAAGGAATACCTTGAGTGGTATCAAAATGCGCTCCGTGAAGAGTACGATTTTTCTGGCGAGTTTCTTTTCAAGCAGTTGATTTCTCCGCGGGAGTACAACTTCACGACTGACCAGCTGTTGGCAGAATACACCGGCCCGGTAGAAGATCTGCGTATGGCTCGATGGGCGACTCTTGGCTTGGAATCTTTAGGTCAAGACGTCAAGGAGATGTTCGAGTCCCGTCCGGGATTTGCCAGTTTCTACGATGACTTTGTAGAAGGCTACAAAGAGAAACCGCTGGACGTTTGGGATGCTAACGAGCTCAGCGTGTTGCTTCCCAGCTGGACCTACCTCGGCGACATAGACGAGCTCCGAGAATCGATCGGCAGTTGCGTTTACATTAGAGAAGAATTTATCGAAGAACCGAAGGTTGTATGAGATTATCAACGCTTGGTGCGAAGAACATCATCCTTTGGAGCCCGGAGACCCGTCAAAGATTCTCATATGCGATTTGTGCATTGATTAGGAGAACAAAATGAAACCGCAACATCTGACTGACAACGAACTGATGAATGAGAGCCTGTCTCAGCTAACTCAATTCGACAAAATTGATCTAGGTCAAGAACTGGCCCGACGGTGGACGGATCGGGAAGCAGAACACAATGAGGCAGTTGAAGAATTGAAAGAAGAAATCGCACGCATGGAAGACGTCCTCGTCGACCTCGAGCGCCTCTCCAAGTCTTGACACCCACCAGTTTCATCTGGTAACTTAGCACACGCAAAAGGAGCACAACCATGTCCGCAGACACCCCTACTCTCGGCCAGCTGATTGATATGCTGGATCGAGTCCGTGACAAGAAACGCGAGCTGAACGAAAAGGTCAGTCTATGCAGCGCCAAGGAAGAAGAGATCAAATCTATGATCCTCGAATCCGCCGGCAAGCAGGGGCTGTCCAAAGCCACCGGCTCGCTCGCCACCATGTCAATCTCCAAGTCCATCGTGCCCGTCGCTGTTGACTGGGGTAAAGTCAACCCGTGGGTACTTCGCCACAAGGAACTCAACCTGTTTCAAAAACGCCTTTCACCTGTTCGCTACCGCGAGCTGTTGGAAGACAACCCCCGCGGTATCCCTGGTCTCGAGTCTCATGAGCAGGTCCGCGTCAACTTGAGGAAATTGTAAAATGGTAGACAACCAACATAGAAAGATTAAAGGTTATCGTGAGCTGTCACAAGCAGAGATTGACGCCATGAACGAAATCAAACAAAAAGGAGTAGAACTCGGAGAACTGGTTGATAAACTAAGAGCCCAGAGCGATCTTGATCAGCGATGGGTAAGCATCGGTGCCACTAACCTGCAGACAGGTCTCATGGCCCTGACCCGTTCGGTTGCACAACCGGACTTTTTCTAAGCACACAAAGAGGTACAAAGAATATGAGCAAGTCACTCTCCAAAACCGTCAACACGCAGTTGGCAGCGCGTAAACAGAACATGGCCGAACGTCTCGCCGGTCTCGGTGGCGATGGCGGCGGCATGTCGTTCATCAAGGTCAAAGCCAACAAGTTCCGCATCGGCGAAGACATCATCATCCCCAACGAGATGACGGTCGTTGTCCTTGACTGGGCCTTCCACAACGGCTTCTGGTCTGGAGCTTACAACCCTAACGCCACTGAAGCGCCTGTGTGTGCCGCTGTGGGTCAGAATGCCGCCACGATGGGGCCACCTGCCTCCGCGCCTGACCGTCAGCACGACACTTGTGCTACCTGCCCTCAGAACCAGTTCGGTTCCGGTGGTGGCAACCGCAAGGCGTGCAAGAACTCCGTCAACTTGGCTGTGCTGCGCTGGGACGAAGAAGAGGAAGACGATCAGATTTACTTCCTGTCTGTCCCTCCGATGTCGCTCAAGGCGTTCAAGAAGTACAACAGCAAGTTGGCCGAAGCCGGCAAGGACATTGCTGAAGTTGTCACTGTCATCACGTTTGACAGCAGCGTAGACTACGTCAAGTTTGAGTTCTCGGCCGACGCCAAGAGCACGAAGGAGTACGCTGAGGAAGACGAGGACGGCAACAGCTATGCTGCAGGTTTCCTGTCCAAGCTGCCGGAGGCTACGGAGCTCGTAACTCGCGAGCCCAGCTTCGGTGTTGGCGATGAAGCCTGAGTTCTTCCACGTTGGTAGTTTCGACAAGGCCAAAGTTCGAGCGGCCTTGTCGTCTTACCATCAACTCAACAACGCGGTCAGTTCGCTGTCGCTAAAGGAATTATACGGAGCTCTCCGTGTAGAACGAGCCGGTCAAAACAGACAAGCACTGGTTGATCGGCTCATCAAGCGCATCAGGATAGTAAGCCTGGAGCACATCGATAACCATCTACATTCACTGTAATCCGCAGAGGTACAAAACATGTCCGATCCATTTGACGATTTTCTCAACGAACTCGAAGGCGAAGAGGGCGACGAAGAAGAAGCCAAGCCGGTCACTCGCAAGAAGAAAGCGAGCAAGAAGAAAGCCGCAGCGAAACCTGCTGAGCCTGTCCAGGAAGAAGCCAAGCCGGTCACTCGCAAGAAGAAAGCGAGCAAGAAGAAAGCCGCAGCGAAACCTGCTGAGCCTGTCCAGGAAGAGGCCGAAGAGGTCGAAGTGGTTGAGGAGGCTCCAGAGCCGGAAGACAAGCCCGCAACGAAGAAGCGCGGTCCCAAGCCTGGAGCGAAGCGCAAGCCCCCTGCACCCAAAGCGGCGCCGACCAACGGCGTCTTGGGCGAACTGGAGCAGGAGCTGGGCTCCATCGGTGAGGCGATCAACTCAACGGCACATGTCGACGCTCTGAAGGCTGAGCTGCGCACGGCGAAGAAGCTAGACACCCAGCTGACCCGCTTTGCCAAGAAGGTCGTCGCCGCAGCCAAGACCAACCAGGAACGCGTCAAAGCGATCGAATCAGAACTCGACGCATAACCTGGCTAGATCTTGGTAAACCCACGCCCTCAGTACCTCGTGTGCTGAGGGCTTTTTTATCTCTGGAGAATGAAGATGAATTTCGATGTTTCTCATATTATTGCCCCTCCGCGCAGCGGTAAAACAACCAGCTGCATTGAAAGGGTAAGCTCTTTTTTAAGTGCGAACCCTTCAAAAAAAGTAGGGTATGTTTCCTATTCCATGCAGCTTTCACAGTACATAGTGAAACAGTTTAATACCGAGTCGGAAGACCCGCAAGTTCGTTCGTATGGAACAGGTTCTGCAATGTGTAGTATAGGACTAGATCTAGTAATTTTAGATGATCTTATCCCCCCGGAAGGCCAGTCTTGTTTGCAGTCAGAACGGACATACAATTGGATAAAGCAATCTGTTATATGCAGGTTATACCCAAACGCAGTTGTGTATTCCATCGCCAGCGGAGAACTTCAAACCAGAATGGTTGTCGGTGCTTTTGCTCCATACGGCGTAAAAGTATCAACGTTTGAGATGGGTGCGCCCAGACCTCCGCTTCTTCAAACTAAAGAACTAGATCATTTGTATACTTCAAACCCCCAATTTCAAGGAACAGACTGATGAAAGCTGAACAACTAAGATGCGTAGACAAAGTAGCTGATGCGTGCGCCGGCCGGCTCAACGACATCAGAGCGATGCTCGATCCTGAAGCGGGAGATCTTGACATAGCCTACGTCGGGCAGTGGTATGAAGTGACGTGCAACGAAGCTACTGTTACAACGCTTACCAACGAACACCTACTCAAAGCGCTTGTTGAAAGTTACGAGCCTGAGCGCTGGGCACCGCTTGATCTTTTAGCCGGTGTATCTCTTGGCGACGACGGTAATTCTGACATTATCGACGCGCTACTTGAACGCTTATTCGACGAGTACGAAGACGACATCCGCGAAGCGAGCCGCGAGGCTTGGTACGACTACGGACTGTCGTTTGACTACGTTGAGCCCGGTACGTTCGGAGATCAAGATGAAGGCTACTGGCGCTATCAGATCAGCTGGGGCGGACCGTCTGAAGAGATCCGTTTCTACGCCAGCAAGGGTCACAGCGGCTGGCGCCTGCACCGTGCTGAGTTCTGGTACTTCGACTGGCTCGACGGCGCCAAGCTTCTCGTGACTTCCGATGAAACCGTTCGAGCTATCTGGGATAACTTTGAAGAGCGGGGCAGCGTTGAGCATGTATTTTCCGCGGCGCTGGAGAGGTGATGTATGGCAACACCAGAGAACACGATGCTTAACCGCGTCAAGAAGAAGCTCGAAGCTGATCTTGGCATTGAAATCGAAAAGACCAATAACGCATTTCGTGGCGGTCGACCAGACTGGGACATGTTTTTCCCCTTGAAAGAGGGTGGCAGCATTCACTGGCCTGCGCAAACTGCGTTTGTGGAAGGCAAGCACTGGCCAAAACAATCCGTAGTCGGCAAGGATGAAGACGTAATGTACGTGTGGGATTCACTGTGCTCCGCACTCCAACGAAAATGGCTCAAAGGGAAAGCGGCAATGGGCTTCGCCTGCTACGTGCTGTGCGGGTTTAAAACGCGAGACACCTACCTGTTCTTTCGAATAAAAGCTGACGGGCCTGCTTTTTCAAAAGCAGGTGTGATGAGTTATGAACAAGTGAGAGAAACAACCCAAAACATCAACAACTAAGGTTCCCATGAACAGGAGAAAACTATATGGCCTCCATCGTACCCTGGATTACATTTATACTGGACTGCATTTCCTTGATCTCTTTCTTCGTCAAATTAGTCGGGTAAATCACCATGAGCGCTTCCCTGGCAAGTTCGGACAAGGAAAAACTTCGAGAGGTGGTGAGCAGAATGCTCGTTGGCGAGAAAAGTCTACACACCAAAACAATCGGAACTTTAAAACTCGTTCGAACAAGTGATGTGCCCTGGGCTATCATCGACCTGCACACGCGAGACGTTGCTCTCGGCAAGTGGAAGTTCCTCAAAACCTACAAAGGAATCGATTTTTATGAGCGACAATCTGTACGACCTCGTGAAAGAAGCGGGTAGTCAGTCCAACTTCAGCATCATCCTCAACAAAAGCAAAGCGAGCAAAACGACCGCTGCGCAAGCCAAGCGTGCTGCCAAAGCCTTCGGTGAGTTTGCCAAAGCCTGCGTAGATGAGAAGTTTGTTCTCGAAGCAGGCGTAGGCGACATGCCTGTTGTTGGGCCTTCCGGCTACATCAAGATCAAGAACGCAGACGACGAGGTGCTGGTGATCATCACCGTACCTCATAACATCATCGACATCGTGGAGACGCAGAATGGATAACAAGCAATGGATTAAACGCGCCGGCCCTGGCCAGTTTCGAGGGCAGGGAGAGTGGAGAGAAGTCTCTGAGTTCGACAATACAGAAGAATACTTCGACCACTGCCGAGAAACAGGCTACTTGCCGACTTACATCGGCCCGTTCCCGCCCGACCAGTTGGCCGCAGTGCTGGTCGATCGGTTTCCTTGGTTGGAGGCAGATGACGAAGACGTTAGCGGCGCCGATGTTATCGGAACGCTGACCCAGTGGCACCACCAACTCAACTGGGGAGAACGGTCATGAATATGACGCTGCAGCTTTATCACGGCCGAGATGATTCAGGCCAAGTAATGGACGATTGGGGCTTTGAGGCTGAACCCATCGAAGGGGTTACATCTTTTATCGTCACCTACATGACCGACTATACAATTGCTTTTGAAAATCGCGAAGCGTATTTGAAAGCAAAAAAAATCACAGGTTGGGATAGCTGGGACGAAAACCAACTGCGCATGTCGTTTAGAGACGACATGATAGAAGCAGACGGAAAGTTCTACGGTGACTGGTCATTGTCTACACCAAGGGAGAACTCAATATGAACAGAAAACAAATACTGCTCGACAGCGTTATACCACGCCTACGGGTGAAGGAGAACACGTATGACACCGACCGAGTACATCGACTCCGACCTGAACCTGATTGTGACGTGGGACGGCGATGAATGGCTGGTCTGGCGCTTCATAGGAGAACACACGTGGGAGGCTCCGCTCCCCTACGCCATCCATTCCGGCCGGCTTCATAGCGACACTGCGGCGACCGTCGAACTATCTGCAGCTACCATCTATTGGCTCGGCGAAACGCTGATCAACCAGATGCGCAGCGACGGTATCGAGATTATCGACGGACTGCCAACCACTGAAGGAGAACACGTATGACCAACAGACCGAAAAACTCCGTCCTGTTCCTTGATGGATCAAGAGGGCAGTACATCCCCCAAGCGTTTGCTCACGTCATCGACCGCGCTTCTGTCGACGGCGTTAGCGACGAAGAGTGGGCCATCCTCGAAGCAGGCCCAGGCCACGAGTGGTACTGGGAAACCTGGGACCGCATCGAAAACGCCGCTGTAATTACCGACCGTCATACCGGCGAGAGGTTTCAGCTTTATCAAGACGGTGATGTCTGGCTGATTCCTGAAGGCTCGACGTGGCCTGACGACCAAGACTTTGCAACGAAAGAGGACATCTTCATACCATGACTATCAAACGCTGCACCGAGTGCGACGACAACGAAGCCATTATCGGGCTCGACGTCACTTTATGGTGGAACCCTACTAAGAACTGTTTTGACATGCCTGAGTGTATCGAGCTCGATGAGCAATACTGCATAAACTGCGAATCAACTTCTATTGAGGACATCGAAGATGAGTAACCAACCCTACCCCGGCGAAGACTTTGGCGACGCCGCCGATCGCCTGTACGATCAAGACCGGCAAGAAAAGCTGGACAAAGCGCCTAAGACAGCGTCGGCCTTTACCCCGATGGGCTGGAAAGGCGACGCTGCTGACCACAAACGGCGGGCTGTTGCAGCAGCGGCTACCCGTGCCGGTAGTTCCATTCAGCAAAACAAAGAACAAGAAAACCGCTTTGCTGTACGCAAAAATGAAGATCGTGCCTTGGCGCGTTCCTTGGGCGTTGACCCCGACAAATTACTGATTGGAGAGTGATGATGGAAGATCATGATATTTTGTATGGCACTATCGGAAAATGGAGCCGTGCCTGCATTGATTCAGGCGCCGCTCGCTTTGAACACGACTTTCGCAAAATTGTAGCCGTAGCAAAAAACACTGACTTAATAGGCAAGTGGGAGTTCGAAAGAGACATCGGTGTTGTGTTTGCTTGCGGCCCTTTTAACTATATCGTGGAGTGGAAAATCGACATCGACGCTTACACCCCGAAAGAAGCTGCTGAGCAAGCGAAAAAGATTATGCAAGATCCAGACTCTCATGCAACGTTTTTCGAGGTGACCGATGAGAACGGCGACGTCACTGGAGTTGATTTAGAATACGGCATCGCCTGACGGCGCGGCAATGGCGGAAGTCGATAGAGTTGGGAGTTCCCGGCCGAAGACGCCACATCTGACGTTTTACGCGGCGTTCAGCTGCTAATTCGACAACTATTACGATTTGCTTTTGCCCCCTCCCACCCTACCCTCAGCCGGGGTTCACACGCTACCCGGCCTGGGAGGGGGCAAATCTTATACGGTGTATGCCCGTTTTTCAGGAGGCATGTAAACTCCAGACCCTGTCTCGTGCTGTAGCGCTCGACGTACTTTTTCGACGGGCAGAAGTCTTCGGCCTAACTCTCCCCAACTTCGGCTCCGATCAATCACTGTGATCGACTGCCGCGACCTGTACCCATTGTCATGCGCGTAGAGATCCTTGTTCGCAAGAATGTTAAATGATTCAATCATCACTCCTGGGTGTTCTTTGCTTGTCATCTTGTGGTGGATGTGTCCGATGTCAATATAGTGGTACTCTGTTTCGCCCCAGTCTTGCCTAAAGTCTGTGCTCATCACTTCAGCCAGCCTGTCTGGCTTGCACTTGTCTGAGTGGTGCGACAACACAAACGTGTTCCCCATTCGATAGCCGATGAACACCGTATCGTTGTTGAGCACGTTAACTCGATCGGAGTGCCCATATACCCCTCGTATATACTCGGCCATCCAAATGTCGTTGGTCCGAGAGTGGTTGCCCTGGTTCACAATGACATCGACTTGCTTGAATTTCTGAAGTGCTTTTTCGATGATGAACCGCATGATTCGAATATACGTCTTAATCATCTTCGGGAATCGACCGTCGTAATCCAGCGCGTGCCCGCCCGCTTCCGTAATGCCGGCAAAGTTCTCATAGTGTGTCGCGTCCCCCAGATCGTTGATCACACAGCGCTCGTGGTTGCCTGTCTCTTCGAGTAGGATTGCTACCGCCTTGCACAGCTCCCGCTCAGCAATCTTTAGGTCGAAGTTGGCGCCGGTCTCTGCCTCGTGCGCCACCATGCCGATGTGCGCGTCACCAATGTTGATCCACGGAATGATGTCAGCGTCCAGCCCTTTTTTCGTCGGCCCTTTCGACACTGGGATGTCGGGCAGATCCTCTGCCATCGCCTCGGCAGCAGCGAGCAGCACTGCTTCTTTCTGCCGGTCATCCGGTGTCTGGATCACCCAGCGGTTCGTAGGTACTCCGTCTGCGTCGTAATACTGCGAATGGCGCGCCAGCTTGTTACCAGGCGCAATAGGATTTACCAGGCTGTGCTCAGGCGACCACCCAAGCCGCGTGCACACTTTTTGAGCCCGCTTGTACAGCCGAGTAAAGGAACTGGGGTTTTTACCTATCGCTCCGCCCGCCGCGTTGGGATTACCGTACCGATACACCGCTTCCAGTGCTTCGATTTGGGCACCAGTCAACTCGTCCCGCACAGACTGCGGGATGTCAAAATCGATCTTCATGATGGTTCTCCGTCAGTTGGAGCCCAAAGCCTCAGAGACTTCGGGGCGTATTAGCGGCACATCTAAAGCTCCACTTGCCGGGTCAGCAGCGCGAGGATCGACGATCCACGAACCCCAACTGACAAACGGATCTGTGTAAATCTGATTTCCGGGCAGCGCTCGTTTGAGCGCCGTAGACGGATCGCCCGCGCCAAACATCCCCCGGTACAGCTGTTCAAGCTGGCTCGTAAATGGCCCGCCTACCTGAGCGATTTGAGACCGACCAAACTCGTGCGTCTTCATCATGTCAGGGACCACGGTGTACATCCCCAACAGCCCTGAGCGGTGGATACCGTCTGCGACCCGCTCCTTGACGCCCCAGCGCTCCTTCCGGTCGTCCCCCTCTGGCCCGTGCTGGATCATCTCTCGCAGCAGGTCTGCGGCCATCATCGTGCCCACGTACCCTGCAGCCATCACCAGCGGCCCCAGATTCCCTGAGACCCCCTTCCCAATGATCCGACGCAGCACCCGCTCGTGGTAGGTGTACATGAACCCTTTTAGGTGACTGAACAGCTGCCAGTTCGGATCGTTCATCCACGTCGCTCGCTGCCAGCTCGCCGGCCGCAGCACGCTCTCATCCACCATACGGGCCAATGCCCGTCTCACCCGCTCGTCTCGAGCCACCTCAGCCGCCGCGACACCTACGTCTTGCCCCTCTGCCTGGGCAGCGGATGCACCCTGCGCCGAACCGAACTCCGTCCCCTCCAGCGCCGTTCTTACCTCATCTCCCGTCAGCAGGTCGAGCCCGCCCTCTTCGGTCAGGCGCAGGTCGGCGGGGTCCAGGCCCAGCTCGGTCAGCGCTTCGATGCTCGCAGCGTCGCCCCGCGCCGCGCCTGCGGCCTGCTTGGCCAAGAACTCTCGGCCGGCTGAGACTGCCATGATCCGCGTCGCGCGCGTCAGGTACTCCATTCCGTTGTACTTGAACAGGATGTCGTTCCAGCGCTTCGCCTTGCCGGTCATGTGCACCGAGCCGTACTGCAGCCCCAGGTGCTCCGACACCGTCGCGTGCGCTACGGCCCCCAGCTCCACTGCCAAGCGCTCTGCGCTGTCCATGTTCGCCTTGCGCGTCTCCGGGCTCTGCTTCCTGTCGCGCACATCTTTGAACACCCTCCCCACGCCTTCCTTGTACGCTCCAAATGCCACGGGCAGGTCGCCCGTTCGAAACGCGATGCCTGCCAAGTCTGCCACGTTCGTCAGCGCAGCCAAGGCCAAAATCCTCCAATTCTGATACACCACCAGCCAACTCATATTCTGTCTAAATCGGCGTGGGTCCGCGGTAATATCACGCTTGATCTCGAAGCCACCTTCGACTTTCTCGACCGTGCCCTGAACACCTTCGGCTTTCTGCACCCGCATCGCGTCCTCTTTCGTCGCAAACGGTGTACCGTCGTCGTTGCGGATCGGCTGGAGCATCGAGTTGAACGGACTGGCGACCTTCTTCCAAAATGGTGCCACCTCGAGACCGATCCGGCCTGTTGCCGAGCGGATCATATCGTCCATCAGTGCGAGGTCTTCCCGCGTCGCGCCCTGCTCCTTGGCCTGGGCACGCAGCTGTAGATACTTCTCGTCGTTGGCACCGAACTTCCGCACGTACTCGACCCGCTTCACCATGCTGCCGATGTACTTCGCCATCGTCGTGTTGATCGAGTCATCGAACAGGGAGGCAAGCAGCTTGCGGTCAGCAGGCGGTGCGAGCTTCTCGTTGTCTAGGAACGCCAGCTCTCTGCGGTTCAGGTTGGCGACGTAGGGGCGCGTACCGATCTCATCCTGATCGGGCCGCGCAGCGTCCACAAAGCCGTTCTCCAGCGCGATGCTGGCGATGTACGCCTGCACGTAGGTCTCGAACTCCGTGTCCGAGGCGAAGTCCTTGGCGTCGCCCACACGCTCCGGGTAGTGGTCGGCGTACACGTTCCACCACTCTTTTCGGTAGCGCTTGTGCGTCCAGGCTTCGAGCAGCTTGTTGGCATGCCGATCGACCTTGCCGGCGTCGAAGCTCCACGGCCGGTAGTTCTCATCGAAGCGGGTCCGCTTGAGCAGGCCCACTTCCTGTCCGTACTTGTGCATGCTGCGCATGAAGCGGTTGGTCCGGGCGATCGCTGCTTTGACGGCAGGGTCTGTTGGCGTCTCGCGGCCGAGGAACGCTTCGCGGAACGCTTTCTGCTGCTCAACAGTCAGGGTGTCGTAAATCGACTCCCACTCCGACTGCCGTGCGCCCGAGGCGCGGTCTTTGGCATTGACGAAGCCTTCTGCTCCGCCCTCCTGCAGCACGTCCGTGTAGAGCGCCTGCTGGAACGACTGCACCGCCGCGCTCCGTGAACCGCGGCTGCGCATCGCCTGCCCCAGCACGCCTCGGCCAAGCAGACTGTTACGCAGGTACTGCTTCGCGCCGGCCAGATTGTTGTACACCGCTCTGGCGGAGTTCTGCAGCGGCGCCGTACCTACGAACTCCGTGACGGCGAACTGCTTGTCCGGGTTGAGCACGAAATCACTCTCGTTCTTGAACTGGTCCAGGAACTTCTTGGTAAAGACCCCAGCCTTGATGTCGTCCTTCAGCGCATCTTTCATCCGCTGCGGGAACAGGTGGTTCGGCAGAGCGTCGACCATCTGGTCGATCCGCTCAGGCGAGTTGGTGTCGTCCAGCCGACCTAGCGCCTCGAGCTGGGCGAGCTTCTGCAGCTGGGCCGACTCCAGCACGTATTCGGCGTTCGCCAACTTGCTGCCCTTCTTCGCCTGGGCCTGCACCTCGTTGGTCCGTGCGCCAAACAAGTCTTGTTGGATTGCGTTGAGCACTTCGACCGCCTGGTCGCTCTGGTGGACCTTACCGGTGATCTCGTGGAACCAGCGCGTCGCTGCACGCAGTGGTGCCGCCTGCGCTGGTGTCAGATCCAGCTTACCCTGGCTGTGCAGGATGTAAGCCAGTGCCATTTCACTGTGCGGGTCGCTCGGATAGAACTGCCCTTTCTTCGCAGCATGCGCCCGTGCCTGGTTCATCTGACGCTGGACCTTCGATGAGGTTAGCGCACGGCCGATCGTCATCCGCTCTTTGCTCGACATCTTTCCGATGATGTAGTCACGCACCCCCCAAAACGCCTCGATGCTGCTCGGTGAGACTGCGGCCTCTACCGCTCCGGTCAGCGCGCGCTTCGGATCGATCTCGCCCTTGTACTGCGCACGGATCTCTTCGTAGACCTCGCTGAAAGAAGGCTTTTTATTTCTTGGCTTTCCTTCTTTGTGCCATACGCCTTCTTGTACTCCCTCTTTGTACCCATTTTCCAATAAGAAATCTGCGACTTCTCGCTCCCCTTTATTGTAAGGGCGGTTTCGGTTCGCTTTGTTATCTGTAATAAAAACAACGCCAGCGTCAGCGGCTGCTTTGAGCTCCTTGAAGTCAGGCCCGATGCGCCCCCCTCGATTGCCTTCTGCCGAAACAAAAACAGCATCCCCGTCTTTGTAACGGCCTACATTGGCGTTTTTTCCGTAGGCTTTGGCGTACGCATTGGTTGAAGAACTTGCTGACCCTCTACCAATGAAAAGGTTTCTTCCCCCACCGTCACGCGCCCAAGTAAGAGCAAGGTCTGCTTTTCTCTGATCCTTCGCCGCAAACCGCGTTTTTTTAGGTAGTTCTACTCGCAGCGGCTTGGCTGTGGCCCCTTCAACTTTTATCTTGCTAAGCTCAGTGTGCTGCTCCAGCCGCTTCCACAAGCTGAACTTCCGCACATGACCGTTGGGCTGCTTGCTGTCCCACATGTTGTTCAGGACACTCGCCACCGTGCTGTCAGGCAGACCCGCATCACGGTTGGTACGCATCAAGATACGCAGCGCCTGGGCGATCGATGAGAAGAACTTCTCGATCACGCCACGCGGGCGTTTGTTCGTCTCGATCCAGCGGCCCACGTTGTCCGCGAACCACTCTTGGAAATCGAGCAGGTTGTCGCGTTCGACCTGGCTCAGATCCTTGAGCTGCCGTGGATCGTTGACTCGCGCATCGAGCATGTTGAGCAGGCTGCGCTTACTCTTGATCGTCGCGCCGACGCTGCCCTCTTTGTTCTCCTTGCGCCACTTGTTGTAGGCGCCGACCAGACTGCGAGCGTCCTCCGTGCTCAGTTTGAACGCTGAGCTTGTCACGACCGCATGACCAATCTCGTGGTTCAGCACGCCCATGCGCTCTGCCGGGTCGGTAATCGACTCGTTGACCCAGATGTCTACCGTGATCTCGCCAGTGTCGCGGTTCATCGTGGTGAACGATAGGCCATCGTGTGCGTTCAGATCGATATTCTTGCCTTGGACCCGCTCAGCGGCTTCGGCGTTAGATAGCACGCTACCCATCGTCACCTGCGCCAGCTTAAGCCCTTTGATGACTCCGTCAGCGAACTTCGCCTCGGCTTGGCGTTGTTCTGTCGATGTCTCGTTGCTCATCCGGGAGGCTACAGCTTCGAGAGCTTTGACTTGGGCGCGTTGTTTTTTAGCAGACGGAGCCTGCATTTTTTCGAGCTGTTGTTTTTGTGCTGCCGTAAGACCGTCAATCGTAGCGCGCGCCTCAATTGCAACAGCATCGGGGTGCATTAAGTCAAACGACCCATCTTCTTTTCGAGGGTACACTTCTCTATCACGGTTCTGGAGGTGACTCCTTTCGTGATCTCTCAGAAAAGCGTTTACTTCTCTTTGGCTTTTAAACAGAGAAGCAAACTGCGCGGCCGACACGCCTAGCCGACGCAGCATCTCTACTTTCTGGTCGCTGTTCTGAATATAGATTTCCAGTGGCTGGCTTTTTGAAAGCGCTATGTTTACATAAATCTTTCCGTCGCTTGTAGATCCAGCAACGTAAGGTGTGGCCTCAGCGTCTGTAACGTAGTACGTGTCATCTTTTAGTATGGCTTTCCCGCTTTTAACCAAGGCGTCCAGGTCGGTGTTTTTGGCTGAAGGTTTTTCTGCTGCGTTACCTTTACTGCCTTTACCTGATCGTTTAGTTGGACCTTCAAACTGCGACGCTTCTCGGGACTCAAGCTCGTACTTGGCTTTATCGTCAGTCAGGCTGACCAGCAAGTCAAGCTCTTCCATAAGTTCTTCTTTGAGCCGCTCTTGCTCTGCGCGCACTTCTGGAGTTTCAGCCGCTTCTATACGTCCGTCAAGCGCATCAGTCAATTCTCTCAACTGGTCAATCCTGTTTTCTACCTGCAGCGTATTTGCTTCTGCCGAAGACAATACCTCCGAGCTGCTGGCAACCTGGTCGCCAAACGCTGCGGTCTCTACGGCAAACGGATCGTTGAAAGAAATTTCATTCAATCCCTTCAGTTCATTGGCTACGAACTCACGCATGACAGCTTTGCGACGCATACCGCCGTTGTAAAATCTGGCTTTCAACGTCAGTCGATCAAGCGCACCCAACAGGTCATGCGCAGCAATCTTGGCTTCCGCGTCACTAATCCGTTTTCGGGCACGCATGAGAGCGGACTTCGATCTCTCTACAGTTGGTGCAGTGAGGATGTCCATTGCAATGCGTAGCGCGTTCTTTACCGAAAGCTCTTGAGTAGAGAGGTCTCTGTCCGAAGTACCTCGGAAAGCTTTAATGCCCTTGCTGATTTCTCCTATCAACTCTCCCTTACTGTCTGTTTCAAGCGCCCGCTCAACCCTGTCAAGTTCAGACTCCAACTGACGTGCTCGGGCGTTCAGCTCATTGACCACCTTTTGCCGCTCTTTCCGCTTCGCAGCAAACGCTCGTTCATTCCGCTTCAGATCCGCACGCAGCTTGGCAACACGTTCTTTATTCCCGCCCTCCTTCAGCGCCGCTTCGATGCCAGCTTTCTGTGTCTCCAGATCACGAATCGATGCTGCCGCTGTCTTTTGAGCTGTCTCTCTGCGGCCTTTATCCCGAGTCAGCACTTCACCGGCAGTGACGGCTTCCCTGCCTGCCCGCTTGAAGACGACTGTGTCGGCAGGCAGTGAGTCAACGTCGATGTTGATGCCCTTCTCGCGCAGGTCGGCCACTGCCTGGTTCAGCGCACGGGCAATGTTGCTCATGGAGATGTTGCCAGTGTTGTCGGTCGTCTCGCTGGTCTCCGCTGCACCCTTGGTTTTGCTCTTGTCTCCTTTCGGCCCCGTCCGCTCCATGTCATCGAGTCGGCCAATCATGCGCTGGACAGCACTGATCAGGTTGACACGGACTGGGGCGTCTTTCATCACTGGTTTGGGTTCAGGCCGACCTTCTTGTGATGCTGCCTCCCGCGCAACAACGCTCTCTTCTGTTTCTTTCGGAGTAGTCGCCTCAGCCACCCCCACGTTGTCGAGACGTTTGCCTTCGGGGATGACAAAGCTGTCCACTTCCCGCGCAGAGAACGAGCGCTGCTCGCGGCCTGAGAGCCCGTCAGGCAGGCGCTCTGAAACAACGGTTTCAAACTGCCCGAGCATGATGTTAGCTTCTTCGACCGACTGGATCGCCTCTTTCGAAGTTTCAGCCTCTCTGCCGGTCTGCTCCTGCAGCTGCCCTCTTTGAAACTTGTTCTTGCCGTCCCACAGTTCGCGGGCGGCAGCAATTTTATCCTCAGCCGACAGCTCGGCCAGATCCATCGCACGGTCGAGCGTCTCAACCCGCGCTGGGGGGTTCGCCGGATCGCCGCCTGCATCCTTGTTGATACTCTGAGCGTTCTTGGCAGCGTCGCCGCCTTTGGCCCACACTGCGCCGACCGTACCCAAGCGCTGGCGGCCCGCCTTTGTCGCAGTCCGTGCATCCACCCCTGCGGCTCGATCGTTCTCAGCGAACGGCAGTGTCAGGTTCGTCTCAGCTTCCTGCGTACCGGCAAGGAAGTCGTTCTGTTCCCGGCCAGCGTCAGCCCGCTCGATGCCTTCCTGCACCGCCTGGGTATCCTGCGTCGACTCATCCTCCACACCTCGTGGAGTTGTCGTCTCAGACGTATCGGAAGCGTCGCGGTACAGGCCGGGGATCAGCTCGTCGATCTGCGACGCCATCGGAGACTCGGGCATGCCAGCGTCTGCTGCCTGCTGCTCGAGGCGTGCCAGCAGATCGCGGGCATTCTGTATTCTAGTATTCGTTGCTCGTGCCTGCTCAGGTGTCAGCTCCATCGTGTTGAGCATTTTCAAATCTTCGCGGAGCATCGTGACGGTTGAAGCTGTCATTTGCTGCCGGCCAGCTTCGAGCAGCACCGCCATGTTCTCTTCGCCTACTGACTGGGCGAGACGCTGATACGCGGTATCGCCCATCGACTGTGCGCCCCCCGGCATATCCACGCCGGTTGCTGCAATGTTCTCTGCGTCGGGGTCGATCAGCAGCCGAAGGTACGTGCCGGCCTCGGTGCTGTCCATCCCTTCGACCAGTCGGCCGAGGGCAATCGTGCGGCCCTGGTCCGTTCTCAGGCTGTTCAAAAACTCAGGGAAGCTCATCTGCGCACGGATGTCGTCGTCGAGCGAGTCGTACTGCTCCTGCGCCCGAGCATTCTCCGGTGCATTCTTCTTCCGGCTGTGAGCGGTCTCCGCATCGCCCCGGCGCTCCATCGTCGCCATCTCAGTCGGCCCAGGCTCGCGGAAGCGCATCATGAAGCTGCCCAGCTCCTTGAAGTCGCCTGGGCGTACCGACGTTGCCGTACCCAGCCCGCCGCCGAGCATCGCGCCGACTGCGGCCGATTCGATGTAGCCCGCCATCTGCTCAGCGCCAAACACGTCGATGTTGTCATTGATCCAGCTGTGCGTCCACGTCTTACCGACTTCCGCCGCAACTTCAGCTGAGCCTTCGAGGAGCGCCTGCTTGCCGCCCTCGGCCGGCAGACGACGGAACGCGCTCTGCGCAGCCAGCTGCTGCATGTGAGCGGCCTGCGTGCCCAGCCCTAATCTCCGTAGCACGGCGACGGTCGGAGCGATCGAGGCGAGGGAGGCGATCGTCGCGCCCGTGAGCGCCACCGCGGCTTTGTACCGGATCGACCCTTCAGCATCAGGATCAATGAGGAACTGGCTGGTGTCAGCGCTGTACAGCGGCACTCCTGTTGCCCCTGCCGCCACCGTGCTGTAGACCGTCTCGCGCCTCGGGCCTTGTGCCGCCGTGCGACGAATCCACTCTTGACCTTCTTGCTGGATCTGTCGAACGGCGTTGTCTGCTGTATCACGGCGTGATACAGCTCGCGCTGCTTGCCCCCCGGACCGCCGGCTCTGAGTAGACACATAGGCTTGGCTTGCTCGACGCAGCGCTTCCTGCTGCACGTTGCGTGCAGCAACCGCAGCTCCACGCTGCTCAGTCACTGTTCGGAGTACGCCCCGCTCGATGCTTTTCTGAGTAACGCGGCCGGCAAGTCCACCGACGACACCGGTGCCGATGAATGTCGCCAGAATCGGCGCCTGCTGCCCCAGGGCGCCTGCTACCCAGTCGCCGAACTCATCGTCGCCGTCCATAACACCTGACAAGCTCTGCTGCGGGCCGAGCTCTGCGGCGCGGTTCAGGCGATCTCCAGCACGTCGTGCTGCGGCCGTAGCACCCTCTTCGTCGCCTGCCCACCCTCGAGCGATAGCCTCAACGCCTGGACCCGTCGCCAGAAGCTGCTGACCAGCTGAGCGCAGCCCTTTGCCGAACTGGCTGGTGCGGTCGCGGTAGGCCATATCATCGAGGCGATCGCTGTCGACCTGAGCGTCGAAATTGGCGAACTCTGCGGGGTTTGTTTGGGCCGTTTCTTGGGGTTGTCTCGCCGTGTCCAGCAGGTTACGCAACAAGGACTGCTCCGCTTCTTGTTGCGCCCGAGCTACTTCGTCTCGTTCTGCTTGGCGTTGCTGCACATAAGAGCCGCCTTCGTTTCTGCGACGGTTTGCTTCGACATGGACCTTGTCAAGAGCATCGAACTGTGCATCGGTATATCCGCCGTCTGGAATTGCAGGCGCGTCGATATTGAACGATCGAAGCGATCGGTTTATGCTTTCGCTGTCCGCCTTGCGGTCATCAGTTGCCATAGTGTTCCTTACCAGTCTTCCCGCCCGGTTGATTACGGTGCGCCGCGGCGCTCCCTAGAATTTCCGAGTTCGCCGGCAGCGCTGGCCTGAGCCTGGAGGTCTTCATCCGCGCCTTGGGTTCTTGCCTGATCAAAAGCCCGCCAATCTCCATCTTCAAGAGCTGAAACTTGGTTTTGAAGATCCAGCACTCTTTGTGCTGACTCTCGCACGCCGGGTGCCAGGCGGCCGTCAATTTCCCCAGCTGCAATCGCCGAAAAAAGAAGCCGAGCGGTCTGCGTGCCCATCCCTGAAGTCTCTTCGAAAGCTGCTTCTGCTTCTGCTACTTCCAGTTCGGTTATAGCACTCAGTGCCTTCAAAGCCCTCTTCGGATCAGTAGCGTGCATAGCTATTGCCGCTTCTTTGCTGACATCGCGCAGCTCATTGAATGCGGTACGAGCTGGACCTTGCAGGTCACTAAGATCAAATTCTGCCCCTCCCGCACGAGCAGTAGTGCCTGATCTAAACCACCTATTATTTTCGGACGGCGCCATGTCGAGAAACTGTTCTACTGATCCTTTCGCAGAACTCGCAGGAGTAAAGTCTTCTCCGCCCATCCGAGCGAGTACCTGCGCTCCGACAAACAAGCGTTCCAGCCCTTCGGGAGTGCTGGGCCTACCAGGAAACTCTTCTCGGGCCGAGTTCTGAATCCAGCTGCCTGCAAGCTGTCCAATCTGCCCTTCATTGATAGTCTCTGGGTCGAACATGTTCGAGGCAGTGAGCGCTGCGGCCGTACGGCCGGCAATAAACGTGCCTGATTCCTGCGCCAGTTCAGGACTGTTTCTAAGACCTTCCCAGTTGACTTGGGAACCTTCTTCACCCGACGTATACCAGCCGCTGTTTCCTTGGCTGTTTCCTTGGCCGTCTCCCCCGCCACGCCCTCCTCTCGGACCGCCTTGGCCTGCATTACGAATCTCAGCCACTTCACGTCGCGACTCCGCATCCACATCAGCGATCCGCTCGTTCGATCCCATCTGGCGCAGCCCCATCCGCTCCTCGGCAGCGAGGCCTTCGCGGGCCGTCTTCTGCATTCGCAAGGACTCGTCTTGGCGCATCTGCGCATCGCGGGCGTCGGTCATTCGCGGGTCAGGCGTCCGAGCAGCCATCCGGTTCTGTAAGCGCTTAGAAAGAAAGTCTTGAGCGTTCGGAGCACCCGCCAGGGTCTGCTGCTGACTACCGGTGTACCCTCGGCTCATGCGGGGTCCGGCATCGCGCCGTGCTCGCGACCCGGCAATGCTGGCATCGATGCCAGCACGTCGTTCCTGCTCTCTCATCTCAGTAGCGCCGATAACAGGCTGCGCGGCCCGCAGCCCGCGAGGGGCTTGTCTGTCTTGCCGGCCGTCCATTTCGAAGTTTGGAGGGTAGTAGTTTGACGCCATGCGATCTGCCAAACGAGGCTGCTCGGTGTTGTCGTCGTTAAACACCTGCGCCGCTTGGCCAGTATCTACAGCTGCTCCTCCGCCAAACCGGCGCCGGAAAGAACTTATTCCTTCCTCTTCGCCGCGCTCTACTGCCTGAGAAACTTGCCCTTTTGATCGGTTGTCTGTTGCCATAATCGTATCCTTTAGAAGCGGTAGTTGTAGCTGGTGCCAACCGAACCATTGATACCTGCGCTCAATGATACCGCACTCATTGCTCCGGCGCTAAGCTGGGAAGATATGCGACCGGCCGAATCCAGTGCGCTGGAGAGAATGTTCGCTCCCCGAAGCACCTGTTCAATATCAAGCTGTGCCTGGGCCAGTGCCCGTTCAGACTCGGTACGTCGTGATTCGAGCGCCGAGCGGAAGTTTCGGTCGCGTGCTGCTGTTTCATTCTCCGCCAGCTGCCCGTCGGCCGCATACATCTGCGCTTGGGAGCCGTAGACCGACGCCAGCGCGGTCGCCCGCTGTCCTTCGTTCTGGATCTGAGTCCGCACCGTGTCGAGCCGAGAAGTGAACTCCTGCAATCGAAGCGATTCAATGTCGATCTCCAAACGAGGTTGGACGGTCGCCGCCCGCACTTCAGTGTCGTACGCCTGCACGCGAGCAAGGAAACCTCGGGTCTCTGCTTCGTATGCCTGAACCTTGCCCAGCTCACCTCGGATCTTCGCGTTCCACAGCTCGAACTCGGTGCGAGAGGCGTCAATCTCAGCGCGATACCCTTCGATCTGGCCAATGTAGGCCCGGATCTCGGCGTTGTTCTTCTCGGCAACAGCGCGTGCGGCTTCTACCTGAGCCCGATAAATGTCCACCACGTTCCGCACCGCTTCGAGCTGTGCCGTGTAAATGGCCACCTTGTTACGATCGATCTCCTGCTTGAGTGCCTCCGCCTGGATCTGCAGGCGGAACCGCTCAAGCTTCTGCAGCTCAGCTCGGAGGCGGGCCTCGTAAACTTGAGCGTCGACCTGGTAGCCTTGGAGAGCGGCGTTATAGATCGTGACTTCGGCTTCGAGCTGCCGGAATTTCAAATCCGCTACAGCGCGTGACAGATCAAATGCCCTCTGCATCACGTTCAGGTGCAGGTTAATCAGGATGTTTTCGAGGCCGATGCCCTGAGCAATAGCAAACTGGAAATTCTGGATCTCTTCCTGCCGGCGCTGAACAAAAACTTCGCGGTGACGGGAAGACTTCAGCTCTTGATTCCGTTGGCGAGCCTGCTGCACACGACGCATCGTACGCCCCGGAGGTGAACTGAAGCCGCGGCTTGACGCCTCCTCCATCGCTTCCTGCACGGCGCGGGTGGACTCACGATCTTCGCGCTGCGAAAGCCGGTCAACCAGCATCTGCTCGAGCGCAGCCGGCATGCCGGTGCCGGTATCGAGCATGCGTTTGATTTCAACCTTGATCCGGTCCAAGCACTCGCTCTGGTAGTCCTCTTCAACGAAGTCGATCGCCGCGTCGGGCACTACCCCATCAAAGCGGGGTCGGATGCCTTCGAACTCAATATCAAGAAGTTCTGGGGGCTGGGGGAGGTTCAACGCTGTCAGCGGCGGTACATCCGGCATTACCAGGGTAGGCGCGTCCGGGATGTCTACCTGGTCCAGCTCTGGCGCCGCAGGAGGCGATCCAAAATCAGGAACCTTAGGCATGCCGCTGAAATCGAGAACCGGGGGTTCTGATTCAAACTCAGGCGCGCTTGGAAACCCTGGAACCCGCGGAATTTCCAACTGCAGAGGATCAGGGAGCGAGATCGAATAGTCAAACTGGGGCTCGTCAGGACGTAGCGGGCGATTGAACACCAGCCCGTTGCCCGACGGAGGAATGAACGTTGCGTCGTAATTGACCGGGTTGATATTGAACGTGCCAAGAGAATTGGCAAATTGCAACCCTTGGTCAAACGCCAGGAGAGCCTTGGACGAAAACGTGTTCCACCCTTCGTTTACTAGCCCTGCAGGATCAAGAATTGGAGGCGTACTCATCGAATTCTCCTAGAAAGAATTTGGTACATGAACTGAAGATCGTCGACTTCAAAGTCCGCACCGTTTGTGTTTGCCACTTCAAACTGCCAATACTTGGCTCGCAATCCCTGCCCTACTCGGAACCGGCCGTCGCGCAGGGATGCCGCGTCTGACTGCTTGAGTTCGTACCACCACTCTTCCTTCTGCCCTTTCGCTGTGGTGGAGACCTTCAATACCAGCTTATCATCCGCAGTATACCCAATATACGCAGCCTTGATATTCTTTAGGCTATGAGTCCCCAGGTCGGTCAGTCCTGTTCGGAACGAAGCGGCGATGTCGCTGCCTTCGTCCGTGTCGCCAGTCAGCTCATATAGGCCGTCCGCAGCCACACCAAAGTAGCGGCCGTTGGCTGAAACCAGGCTGTTGAAGGGGAAGTTTTCATATTCTGAAAACGCCTGCAGCTCCGTGTTGACGACCCACCCATGGATAACGTCTTCTCCGACACGCACAGACACAAAAAAGCCCATGCCCTCTTCGACAAGTACCTGAAGCACTGCCCCGGTGGAGGCAGTATCATCGAGCCCCAGGGTGTCGAGAACGTCATCCGTTGCAAACAAGGCGGTGTTGTCCACCGCCGTCAATGCCAAAGCGTCGATCAGATCAGCGTTCTGTCTGAGCAGGTTGGAGTTTTCGCCTATAAGGCCCAAAGCGTCGCTCAACGTCAGATTCAACGCGGTCGTTGACGCGCTATTCAAAGCCAGCGCGGCCGCAAGTGTGACTGTCAGCGTGCTGGCTTCCGTGTCTTCCAACGCAGTGAGCCCCAGAGTGTCGATCAAAGTAATCAGCTTTTCAGCTGTAACCTCTTGGGTTCCAGCCAGTCCTAACTGATCAACCAGCTGTACCATGTACGGGACGTTCAGAATCGCCCGCACAAGCAGCGTGTCCGACCCCGTTACGAGTTGGTATGAGCCTGTGGTGTCTTCCGTCGCATTCAGCGCCAGGGCTTCGCGGATCAGAACGACAAGCTCTGAATCCACCGAAGACGACAAGTTCAATGTGTCTTGCGCCAGAACAAATCCATTTTCGACTCCGAACAACGGAAGCTCAATGGTTCCTATCCCAAAAGCGCCGTCGAATAAAAGCGCTGACAACGTGAAAGGCGGAAACTCTCCCTCCATCACCGCGCCAGGGAGATCCCCTATGCGCGAGAGGGTGCCTGTTTCTGTGTCGACCCCTCCAATGTTCCAGGTGTATCCGTAGATGGTCGCCGTAGGAGATGCAATTGCCTGAACGCCAGCTTCGATCGGGGGTGCTTCAGAACCGGCAAAAAGCCTGAACGGGGGAAACGTACCGAACACCCCGTTCTCTGCGTCTCCGCCGCTGAGCAGCATTGGACGGGAAGCATCTACGCCCCCTGAGTTGTATTCACCGGCGTCCAGAGTAGGGGCAACGACAACGTCAACGTGACCTCCCGCCGAATCACCGGAAAAAAGCTGGACTGGGATTTGAACTGTCGTGTTGCGGACATCGTTGGTGATCGCGCCCGCCAGCAGCTCTGGCTGCTCAAGCGCGGGGCCGGTCGTCCAGATGTTGATTCCGATGTTGCTCATAAATCGATCTCCAACGCTCCTCTGCGGACTGCCCAGAACAAATCAGAATCTTCAGACACAAGGTGGAGTTCGAACTTACTGATGACGAAGCCTGAGTCTGTATCTACGCCTGTATCTGGCCCTAACCCAAGAAGCCAAAGGCCGGGCACGGCTAAAAAAGTGCCTGCCATAACAATCTCACGGTCTCCTGTGGAAATGACTGACCCTGCTATAGCTACCGGAGTATCAAGAGGAGTCGGCCAATTACTACCTGGAATTATGCCCACTGAACCATCAGACGTTGACGTGGCATCCCAGTCGTATCCGGCGGACGTAGAAACCGAGGAAAGCCTCCAAACCACTTTTTCGATGGTCCGATCTTCGTAAGCGCTACTCCCTATCAGGAATCCGACCGCCCCGGTAAACCCATCACTCACAGGACTAGAAAAGCTAACCGTTCCCCCGCCGAACGTTATTGTTGCGGAACCCCCACCTACTCCCGTGACTAAGGCTATTTCTTCCGTAGCAATTAAGTCGATAATATCAGTCATGCTCTATCTACCTCTGCGCTGACCATCGTTCGATCCCATTCACCGAAATAAAATACTCAAATGGGGTTGCTCGCATCTCCACCACTTGGCCGTCCGTCCAAGAAATAGCGCTGCCCGCTCGCACTCCGTTCAAAAGAGGGTACAAGCGAAACAATGAAAACTCTATTCCAAAAACGTACGTGCTAACTCGGGGGGCCGGGTCTAACGCTTCGTCGAACAAACCGGTTTTAAATATAGAGTTCCGGCGAGGGATAAATGAATACTCCCAGTGCTCAGCCGGGTCTACAGGTAGCGCCGAGATTCCGTAGGCTTCCCAATTATCGTCCGGGACCGTCGTAAATACACCAGTCCCCGGTATCAGGCGACGGATCGTGTAGTCGAAGCATACTTGCTCTGTCACGTAATTTCCCCTACAAGCCCAGGCGGGTCAAACTGGTACGAAAGCAAAACTCCTGCGGGAGCGACGACGCATGGTAAGAACCGCTCTATCTCGGTGCTGGGCCGACCGGACGGCTGAAGCGTTTCAGGGTTCAGCCAGCTGATTATGATCGTTACCCAGCGAAAACAGTCGCCCTCATCGTCTCCCGGCCCAGGCCCGCCAACCATCGAACACACCTGAGTTTCTGCTACTTCATACTGGGCGGGCACAAACACCGTGTTTGGGACTTTTACAATGACCGTATTGGCGCTGAGCAGAGTCATCAGAACGTCAGGTTGTAGTAGGTGATTGCCTGCACCTGATTCTCCGTCAGCGTCGTACTCACCAGATTCATGTCTGCGCCGACCAGCCCAATCGTGCCAATAATCCGGTTTTCTGCCGCCGCGCTACCGATGTCGTCGCCGTCGTGCTCAGTCGCGTGATGGACGAAGAATTGTGCGGTGCCCGTTGCCAGGTTTTCAGTGGTCGAGTTATTCCACGTCTGCCCTGCGTCTTTCGAGACAACGCCATCGACGGGCTCAGCAAAGTTCAGCCCTGTCACGTTCGTTCCGCCCGACGCAGAGATCGTTGCCAACAGGATATAATCTCCAGTGGTCGGAGTCGTGTCGATCGCGTCGTCTCGGCCGGGAATTGCAGAGGCTGTGCCCCAACCGTAGATGTGAATAAATCCGCCGTCCATCTGGGCTTTGAAATCCCCAGTGGTCAGCAGTGCTTGTCGTAGTCCGGTCGAAAATTGAAGCATTGTCGTATCCTCTTTAGAACGTAATGGAAAAAGATTCGATAGCGCGGGTTTGTCCAACAACCAAGCTCGGATCTCCTATAAACAGCTCTTCAAAAGGAGCTGATATTTCTCCGTCAAACGACGTCGCGCTCGACGCATTCGATCGAAACCTGAACCACCCTGCGATTCCAGACGCCACTACTCTCAATGTCCACGTCTGGGTAGGGTAGGCTATGAGCATGTTAGCGGACGGAACCCCAGCGAGCAACAGGCCCGCATCCTCTGCGCCTTCTACCCAGGGATCTCCGTTGGCCGTAATTCGACCCAAAAAAGTCCCTGTGGGCGAAGTCTCTGCCGTAACAGGCTGAGCGCCTGAGTACACATCGATGACGCCGTACTCCAACGCCTCTCGCACAGAAGATGAAATGAGCAGTTGGTTTTTTAAGCCGCTGCTTACTCGAATCGCCATCACACTACTCCTATTGGGGGGAGATCATCATACAAGTCCTCGGCACCGTCACGGAAAAACGTTGACAGCGTGCGGCCGTCCAACACCAGTTCTTTGACCTCGCCTTCGCCATTATACAAGTTTCCGTAGAACGCCACCGCTTGGGCGCCGCGGCGCGAAGCCATAGACGCTACTTTCTGCGATTGGAGCGGGTACATGATCCGCATAGCCCCTTCACGAAAATAGCCAAATCGATTATACGGCTTTTCGTAAAGAGTAAAGTTTTGGGCTCGAAGTGTCTCCGACGCGCCACTTTTCCATCCTGGAAAGGTGTCCCCCAGCAGCCCCGTAGGGTAGGGCACCAGCTGGCGCAGTCCTGAGAAGAAGAAGTGAGGGCCAAACCCGGAGACCAAAAACGATGGTTCTCCTCCAAACGCTCCTGTAAACTCCTCCGTGCTGGATTGAATAGAGTCGTCAAGTCCGATGTTGTTGTACCGGGTCGGGAGAGATAGTTCGCTGACTACGTTCTCAGTCTCATTCTTCAGCTCAATCAACCGCAGGCGCTGGTACGTCCCGTTGGGAGTCAATGTCCGGTCAGCGTCCAAGGTGCTGGTCGCTGTCGAAGTGCCTGCCGTCCAAACCAGATCCTCGCTGATGCGGTATTCGAACCTCTGGTCCATCTCTACAACAGCGACGTAGTTGTGTCTGAGGTCGGAAGCAATTACTGTGCGCCCTTTCCGCAACGTCAGGTTCTCTGCCAACCCAGCACCTGTTCCATTCCCAGTCAAGTTTCCGGGGTAGAACTGTGTCCTGTCAAATTCGGTAAATATTGTATGGGAAAAAACAGAATCTACGTCCAGCACCCAGCCGGCCGACACGTCGTTAATCAGAATGTTTCCTTCCTGAAGCCTCCCCAAAACCTCGCCGCTGCCATTCACTGTTTGCTGGGTTCGCGTAGATACCAACCCTTCAAACGGGCCGGCGCCAGAGTAGGTATCCGTAACAGTTCCGGTTCCCGAATGGTCTGCCTGGTATCCGCATTCAAGAAGGTAGTCGCTGTAATCCACTTCCAAGCGGCTGAGTGTCGTTGTCCCTGTTATGAAGTCCACCGCCAGAAGTTTTTTGCTGTAGTAGTCAAAATCATCGATCTCCAACTCAGGAACATAATTGAACTCTCCGCGGCGATACACTTCGAATGGAGTAACGATTGGGTTGGTGTAGTCGTCAGGAGCTCCAACGCCTGGATTTGATCCTGGGGGACGATCGAGGAATTCTTGTTCGATCAAGTTCCCGCCGGTCGAATACAACTGAAAATTCTCTTGGTCTCCAAAGGCAGGATCGAACACAGGGTCGTAATTATCATAGACTTCTCGCTGTGCCTGGAATAACTGGAACGGATTGTAGCGACTTGGTCCAACTTCAAAAGCGTTGTCTTTGAACAGAATCTCTTGCCAGTCATCAAAGCTGCTCCACAAAGAAGTTACTGCCTGCGAACCGTCAGTAGAAAAAAGAAAACATCCATCAAGCACCTGCACTGAGTTCTTGACATAGCTGCTGATAAGTATCCAATTTTCAACTACAGTCATGTCGAGAGTCGTTGGACATTGGAATGCCGCGAGAACGTCTGCCGACTGCATTATTACTACCAACACGTCCGGTTCGCCAGAACGAATACCCCAACCACGAAGCACTCCCCCCAACGGGACGTTGACAAACACTTCGCCGTCTCGGTAGATCTTCCTGTCGACCGGCACGCTGTGGTATCGAGGAAGGCGTCGGTCCCCCGTCACGGCCGCTACGGTCAAACAAATCGAGTGGTCGGTATTGTGCCAGTCAACGTGTTCCAAGCTGGCTACGTCATCATAAAGCCCTTCTGGATATTCGTCGGCAAACGTGGGAGACCCTGGAAAAAAATCAAGTAGAGACAGGGCGGCGTCCAGGTCGCTAGACGCAGACGTTACATTGAGAGTGCGAGTAGAATCAAAGAACACCCCGTATACCTCGCTGTCGAACGCTGCTGCATTCGGGTGCTCCAAAACAAAACCGGTGAACTCGGGAATCGAAACAGCAACAGGAGGCGAGTAAATCTCGACCGAAACGACCATTTGGCCAGAATAGACCATAGCCGTAGGGTCATCTGCCCAGTTCCGGTCGATGATTGCAGGCTGACCAAAATAGCGGGCAGCGATCACTGTCCCATCTTCGAACGTTCTTGAGACGGTAGACAAAGGCACGGAACTAGAAGCGAACAGCTGCGCAACTAGAGTCCGTGCCTGTGCCGTGTACCGTTGGGCTCGGCCTATATCTCCCGAAAACCTAAACCGGGCAGGGCCGGTGTATCTCATCAGCTGGCATCCGACGCCTGCAGCGTGTAGCCCAAAGCAATGACGTCGTCTTCAAGCAGGCCGGTTCGGGCCGAGCTCAACCGGGCGGCAGAGAACAGCACGCCAGAAGTCGCCTCTTTGCCGCTGGAGCTGATTACTCCGACGCCGTAGATCGTATCTTGTGCGCTGCTGCCAATGGTGATTTCTGCTCGCGAGCTCAGGTTGCCGATCGCGCCTGACGCTACAGAGCCTGGGCTAAACGCCTGACGAGTGCCTTCCGTGTAGTTGGTAAACTCCGTCGAGTTCGAATCGAAGTTCGAGGCTGTCCAGCCAGTTGCAGGGGTGGCATTGCCGGCAAACGGCGCCAGATACCAGGTAGCAATAGCAGACGTGCTGCCAAGGGCTACGCCTACGACAAAATCAAGCCCTTGGTTCACAACCAGGTTGGCTGCGACAGACTTGCCGCCTTGGGTCAAGTTTTCCACTTCGAACACGCCGCAAATCTGGAGACCCTGTCGTGGAAACAGAAGTCCTTCATCCGTGTTCTCATAATTAAAATCCCGAAGCTCGCGGTTCAGCTCCCGTCTCAGTTGACTTTTCATGATGATCTCCTAAAGTTCAATGCCTCGTCGGTGGACTGTCACCGTTGCTTCGTCCTGCATGGCCAAGCCCGCCGTAGGCGTTTTGGGCCGCTGCAACACAGATACAAGCTGGCGCACTCCGTTTTCCTCTCGGATCATAACATCTCCGCGAGCGTATTCGGGAAGTGCCAGCTCTCCTTCCCGAACAGGCACGACTTGCCCGTTCGGAAAACCAATGACCATGATACCGGATGCCGCCCACCAAACCGCGACTTCACCTGTCGACATGTTCTCAAAAGAAAACATCTTTGCCGGGGCCATAATGTCAGAACCTTCCACTGCGGGGGAGGTATGAGCTACTGAAAGTTGGAAATTCTCTGGATCTTCCCCGGCAAGAAATACCACCCGTTTTTCAGTCGAAACAAATACGCCTCCTTCTACTGGGCGGATCATTCGAATCCGGGATTCAAAATCGATGTAGTCGTGCGCCGCATCTAACAGCGCCGGCCGCATCGCTTGAGAATAATACATCACGTTGTCAACAGCCGAGTACGACCTTCCATTGAACCCGCGAATAATGTGCCCTGCAGGCACAGGCTCTAAAAACTGAGTTTCCAGCGCTTTGCCTGACGGCAAAGCTGCGATGACCGCCGACGTCGTGCCAGGAGCAACGTCCCGGTGCGCGTACATGAGCTCGCCGCTCGGCGTCGAGACGTAGATTCGAACAGCCGTGACTTGGGCCGACAGAGGGACTGGGATGTCGGTCAGTTCGATTCCGCCTTCTTGAGTCAGCGTCACTGAAGAAGAAGGCCCGGTGCCCGACTCTTCGCGCCCGCGAAAATACGTCACATTTACCTGGTACGTTGCTGCGGGCAACCCTCCAAGAGAAGCTGCGGCCAGGGCAGGAGGGAATGCTGGCTGCTCAACCGCCCAGGCTGTAGCCGCGCCGTCAGCAGCAATCTTATACGCCGCGTTGACCCCGTCAGTGATATAGAGCTGACCGTTGATCTCTGCAAACGACAAAAACGCATTGGCGTCTACGTTCGCGACTGGTTCTTCAGAAAAGTCTACAAGAGATACTCTCTTTAGATCTCCCTGGTCTGCCAAATAAATGTCGCCTGCAAAAAAGACTGCCGAGCGGGCGTCCGTCAGCGAAGAGCGCCGCAGAAAACCCTGCCGACGGCGTATTTTCCCGCCCGACAGTAAATCAATGTTTTTGGCTGAGCGCAGCGCCGAGTCTGGAACAGACTCCTCGCGATATACGTTATTGACGCCGTCAGAGAAACCGTCAAACGCTTTTGTGCGGCTCTTAAAAGCCACCGTACCGGATCTCTTGCGGCTTGCGGCGGCGTCTCATGCGTTCTGAATACACATCCAGAATCTTGCGATCGAACGCGCCGGCATAGCGGTCGGCAGTATTGCGGTCGTACACGTCGGCGTCTTGCTTGGCGTAGGCCAAGGCTTTCATGCCCGGCAGCAAATGGCGGACGTGCATTGAGTCTGTAATGACAAATGGGCCGGCGTCGAAATCAGCAATTCGAGGAGGCTTCGAATAGATCGGAATCTGCAGCGTGTCGTCGACTTCAGGGGTCGGGTACAAACGAAGAGTGTTGAACTCCAAATCAAGCGTAAATATCCGAGGCGTCCCAGAAACCGTCGAGTTGAACCCTGGAGCAAAAGAGCGCACTCCATAATCATCGACGATGCTTGAGAGCGGTTGCAACGACTGCATAAACACGCTGCAGTTGGCGTCTACAAGATACCCTTTTTCCCCTCGCGTCTGCAAGAACTCTTCCGGGAGAGTAATGTCCGCCTCTCCCTGAACAACCTCGAGTTCAAGTACACGATGGTAATAAAGAGTCTCCGCAACAAATTGTTGGTACGCTTCTTCCATAAATTCATTGACTTCGTCGTCAGTGAACAGAAGATCTGACTGGTCGGACGGGTCTTCATCCAAATCATCAACATCCCGGCGAAACCTGTTGCGGAGCTCTTCAGGGGTCATTGTTTACAGTCCCAGAAGGTACGCATAATTTTCAGGGATCTCGCCTTGCTCTTCCATCTTGTTCCAGACCCGGTCGCGGATCTTGCCTGTCACCGACGCGCCGTGACACGCCTTGCTGAGCGAACCAATCTTCGGTCGATTGTCGCCGGTCCAATGCTCAGGAGAAGAGTCGCTCAGCAGGCTGAGAATGCCTTGACGGACGCGCTCTTCGGTTTCGGTAAACACCTTGGTCTGTGGGACGGGCTCGTCCTCAGTAGAAAAATCCACGTCTTCCAAAGATTCAAAATCTTCGATTTTGGTGTTGAGGTCGTCCTCGTAGATAGTTACATCTGCTTCGATTCGGCCTTTCGACCCAGGAGCAGGCATTGACTGAGAAGTGTTTGAAGCTTGTTTGACAACGGTGGCTCCTGCCTGCCTGCACGCTTGAACGGCTAGAGCGGGCACAAACGTCGGTTCATTAGGGACAAACATAATTATATGGCCAGCAGTGGTTGCCACTCGGCGGTGGGTGCTGCAGGTCATTACTGCGGAATTAAATTGCGGCATTACGGGTTCCTCGTGAAAAAACTCTCCCGGCAGGGCGCCGGGAGAGGTGGTAGGGATCTTACGACGCCTGCTCGTTCTGACGATCTTCCAACACGATCGTCAGTTCGACGTACGCCTCGCCTTCCGTAGCAGCAGTTCCGGCCTCGGCCAAGAAAAACTGCAGGTTGGTCGGAGAAGCGTACTTGTGGCCCGTCAACGTCAACGCAGTGCGCCCTGCCGTCTTCAGGTCAATAGGAGACGCGGTGTAGCGGTCGGGGTCAACGGAATCTCCGATGTCCAATGTCGCGGTAGTCGCGCTGTCCCAGGCGGTTTCAACAACTAAAGCGCCGCCGACCACAATGGCTCCCGGAGGAATCCAGTGAGCGTTGACCGCTTCGTCATCTACCAGATCGGCAAAGGTAAAGCGTTTCACCTTCGTCAAGGGCCACTGGTAGTCGTCTGTTCGAGTGATAGCCATGATGGGTCTCCTTATCCGGCAGTGTCGATAGCGATGACGCCGAAATCTTCGACTGAATCGCTGTAGATGGACTGGAACTTCGGCTTGCGGAATCCGCAGATACGGCCAGAAGCAATACCCGGCTGGTTATCGTAGTCGAAGTCTTTCTCGACCCAGATCGGCCGGCCAACTTCGGCCTTACCGAGTGCCTGGGCACCACAGAGCAGTGCGCGTGCTCCGTCAATCGCGCCGGCAGCACCCCACTTCGAGCCAGAAGCCGCGCCACGAGTGTTGTATACGTAACGGTGCTTGTGAATCGCCATGCCGTCGAGCCAGATCACGTCACTGCCTTTGAACAGCGGGTTATCCGGCGTACGTGGCATCGCGTTCCGATAGGCTTCCTTGAAGTCGTCGTCCAGCTTCAACTGAGCAATCTGGTGGGGCGTCAGGAACAAGTTGTACCATTCGACGTCGCCGTTCATGCGCAGGGGCTTCAGGTAAGCGTCTTCGGCCAGAGTGCGAGCGTTGACAACGAAGTCGTAAGACATCGTATCGGTTGCCTCCACGTTCGCTGTATTGCCGGCTTCAAACAGGCCCGAGGTGCCGTTCCAGCGGTAGTGCCGGTTCGCACTCGGAGCGGTGACGTCTGCAGCGTAAGCCAGGTTCGCCATCTCCTGCTTCGGACGGGTCGCGCCGTTGTTGAAGAGGGTGTACGAAATGCCGCTGAGCGTCAAAAGTGCCATCTGGTCGTAACGGTTGGCCAACCAATAAGACAGGTTGTTCATCGCTACTTCGCGGAACTTGACGACTGAACGCTGATTCGCCATGCGGCCCTTGTTGCGGACAGCGTGACGCAGCTGATCGATCTGAATTACGATGTCGCTGGATACCATCGCCTCTTCGTTACCTTCGAGGTTACGGTCTCCTGCAACGCCGTCATCTTCCAGGTCGGTCACAAGCGTCATGACAGCTTTAGCGCCGCCAGTCGTTTCGGTCAAGGCATTGATGCGATGGATCATCGCGTTTTCGTCGGAACCTTCAAACTTGGTAATGAAGGATTTTTCTCGGGCGGCTCGAACGACTTTGCGCATCCATACAGTCAGCTCATTGTCAGTCAAGGCCGCAAAGTCGGTATTCGCCATGAGGGCGTCTCCTTTGCAATTAAGTTTATGAACTTGCCTTGCTGTCTATCGCGCCAGCCAACGGAACCAATGTTTTAAGTGATCGCGCACTGAGACTGTGTCGTCGTCTCTAACGAATTACAGCGGAGTGTAGAACACTCCGCTGCACGGTGTCAAGCGCCTTTGAGGATCTTTTTCGCCTCGTCAGTCTTTTCCCACTTATCAAACTCCGCGTCCGACATGTCCCAAACGTCTTTCTTTGCCGGGGTTGACGTCGATTTACTGCGCGTTTTCGGAGGCTGTTTATTGCGGTCGCCTACGTTTGGTTTGCGAGGGGGCTTTTTCGTTGTGGACTTGGCTCGCAGACTTTCTTGAGACGCTTCCGCCTCAGCCTCTGGTACAAAGTACTGCGGAACAACATATCGGATTGCTTTGTTGAGCGCGATGTCCAAAGGCTGTCCTGCCGCCACGTATGCAGTCATCAGATCCGTAATTTCTGCTTCGACGTCTTCGCTGAACTGATCTGAGTCGGGATTAAGCATTGGATATTTTTCTTCCGCCGCTTCAAGCGCCGCGTCGAATCGAGCCTGGGTACGCGCCTGCGTTTGAGACTCGCTGATCTCAAGCTCTCGCAGTTCCGAGTTCAGTTTCCGTTCCTCTTTGCGAAGAGCCGTAAACTTTTCCTGATCGCCTTCAAGCGACGCTTCTGCCATCTCCGCATCCAGCTCGGTCAGTCTTCCGTTAATCTGTTCCGTCTTGCTGGAAGACTTTTTCTGTCGATCGATCTCGTACTTTGCGGCGCGCTCTTCTGCTTCCCGACGTTTCTTGGTTTCTGCTTTTAACCGGGTCAAAGGGACCGTTCGGCCGGCGTCCGAGTCGTCCGAGTCGTCCGAGTCGTCCGCATCGTCAGCGGAGTCGTCGTCAGCGTCGTCAGCGTCGTCAGCGTCGTCAGCGTCGTCGTCAGCGTCGTCATCAGCGTCGTCAGCGTCGTCAGCGTCGTCGTCAGCGTCGTCGTCAGCGTCGTCGTCAGCGTCGTCTACATCTGTGTCGACTTCATCCGTGTCGACTTCATCCGTGTCGACTTCATCCGTGTCGACTTCATCTTCGATTTCGTCGGTGTCAACTTCATTTGACGCCTCGCCGTCTCCATCCTCGTCAAACGGGATAGTCAGATCTTCTTCAGCTGTTTTAATCGGTGGCATCTTCATCTTCTCCTGCGGTGGGTTGTTCCTGCATGCGGCGCTCCAAAAGTTTCGCGTCAATTTCTCGGTTCTTGGTAATGTCGCTCAAACCGGCCTTTGCCGCATCCACGTCGATTGCCCGGTGGCGGATTGCTGTGCTGTCCGCATTGTGCCGTTCGGTGACGTCAATGCCGCGAGCTTTAAGCAGCTGCTCTTCGGCCTTGGTAAGTTCGTCCAAGTCCATCCGATCGATCTCGGCCAGTACTTTCTTGGCTCGGGCTTGGGAAAGCGCCGCCTGAGCACGGCGGTTCTCGATGTTGGCCTCCTGCTCTGCCATTTTGAGATCGCGCTCCATCTGCTGCAGCCGCTTCTCTTCTTCGGACGGTTCGCCCATCCCGTTCGCAGCCAGTAGTTCTTGTACAACTTCCGGCTTGCGGGACAGGTGCATCGACTCAACCATCAGGTGAACTGGAATGCTCCACCCAAGCTCAGCAAGTTGGCGCAACTGTTCGAACTGCTCCTGCTCTTGAGTGTCACGAACCGGGGTCGGGGTAACGACTACGTCGTACTCACCCAAGGTCAAATCGTTCAAAAACGTGTTGTCTTCTTGCGGAACGTTTACCTCGACATCGACAGTGTTGTCGCGCACGTTCGATCGGGTAATGCGAAAGTGGCGGTGTTCGGTGTAGTATTTTTGGACCAGGGCCAACACGCGGTTGGCCAGCTTTTTGCGCGTCCAAGCAAGGCTCTCAAAATACATCGTCATGCTGACAAGTGCGGCTTCCCGCCGCGCCTGGATCGCCTTTCCTGGAGTCTGGGCCCGAGCTACTCCGCGAGCCTCGTCGTCGATCCCGGACACCACTTTGAGATCCCGGTCTGCTTTTTCGCTTGCCCGGTCGAGCCCTTGAGGGATGCTGACCGGCTGAATCCGCTCGATCGCTTTCGGCTCATCGCCGTCGTACTCAATGACCAGTCCGGTCTTGGCACCGTTGACCTCCAGCTCTTCGGTCGTCATGTTGGTCAGTGAGCCACGCTTGACTTTCCATCCCGAGTTCGACGTCCCGTTGACGATGTGCAGTTCTTGGCTGCGTTGCTTGTTGAAATTGTTCTGCGGATCAATCAGGTCCTCAACCCCGCCAGCCGTTTTGCCGCGGCGGAAGATCGGGAAGAACGGGATAATAGTAAACTTGTCATAAGGACTGATCGAATCATGAAGCAAGATCGTACCGCAGGACACCGTCCATTTAATTACCTGAATACGGCGGGTTTCGCGGATGATGTTCTCATCCTGCAGCGCTTCTTTGATCTGAGCGCTTTTCCACGACTGCGGAATGCGCCGTACGTCCCCGGTTTCTTCGTTGACCAGTACAGACACTTCCTCCATACACTTATACTGGCGGTCGACTACAAAATACAGGCGCTGGTTTTTCGGGTCTCCGTTCCCGTCGCCCTTGCTGGACTCGGCAAAATCCGGGCCGGCAAACGTGTCGGACTCGTTGTAGTGGGTGACGTCATAATCTTCGAACTCGTTGGGAAAATCTTTGAGCTCTTTTGCCTTTTCAGGTCCATAATCTCGTTCGATGTCCTGAATCGTGTAGTGCCCGATTCGAGTAACGTCGTTCCAAGTGTCAGGATCTTTATCGTCGGCGTCGGGGTCTGGAATAACGTTTTTCGGGTTGAGCACTTCCAGCTCGACTTCGCCCTGGTCGTTATCGTCGAACTGGATGCGCACGTCGTAGTACGCACGGGACGATATAATCCCGTCAAGCCACAATGTCAGTTCTTTTCCGTCAAAGTCCTGCTCATTGGCAATGTGGAGGTAAATCGCATTTAGAGCGTCGGCCGTAGCCGCTTCTCCCCCGCCCGACGGAACGAATTTTACTTCTGCCCGGTTAGTTAGGTACTCGCCAGTCATATCTTTGATGATCGGCTTGATCTTGTTAATCGTCAGCGCCGGTCGACCGACCTTCTCCAAACCTGCCTTTACGTCTTCTTTCCACTGCTTGCTGAAAAAGAAATCGTCGCATTGAATAGCTTTGGCAACAAAGTCTTCGTGGCCGCGAGTGTGAGCATACAGAAAGCGATCGCGGTTTGTCCGCGCAATTTCCAGTTCGGTCTCGTCGTAGTTCATGCGCCCATGTATCCTGTGTTGTTTCCGCGATCCTGCCCGCAAGCGTAGTCACGAAGCTGATCCTGCAGAGGTTTTACTCCATAAATGTCTCGCGGCTTGCCCAACGTGTTCGAAGTCACCGTGGGCATTTTGTGCACCATGCGGACGAGCCAAGCCAGCGCATCTACAATATCATCATTGACGCCAGCATCAAAGCGCAACAGTTCGCTCTGAAACGTCTCAATCCAAGGAGCATTCTTAGGTAGAAAGACTCGGTGGTGCTGCATCCAAGTGCGCGCCGGCGTCGCTCGGACTCGTTTATCTGACAGAGGGATTAACTTTCGATCCCAACCAGGTGTGATGTTCTCTTTCTCAAACGCTTCAAGAATCGGGCGCTCGACAGACAAAAAGAGCTGCCCGTACTCCATCCCGATCCGCGACGAGTTGTGCTTGTACTTCATCCACATATTCACCACGGCTTCGTACAGCTCTTTGTCGCGCACCCGGCCGCGGAACATGTCCAGAAGGTATAGCGCGTTGCGGTCGCCATAAGGAATCAGTGCCCCGCAGAGTCCGACAGTGTAGTCGTTGTTCTTTTTCTCCCCCACAGCCAGATCCCACGCATGAAACACAGGGTAGTCGTGAAGCTGTGGAGTCGACGAATAAAACATGAAGTCGTCGCGGGTAAAGAACTCACCGGTATCTGGGACCGGATTCTGCTGATACAGCGCTGACCACTGCTGGCTCGTAGCATTGGCCCGACGCCGGCGCCATTCCTGGGCTGTGTGGCGGGCCGGGTGCAGCGCCCCGCCCGCAGATCGAACTTGTACCGCGCCAGGAGAAGGCTTGCTGTGAATCGTAAACGTGCGGTCCACGTATTCATCTCGCTCTGCCAGGGCGGTGAGCGAGACAACATCCCAGTTCTCGAGTTCGTCTTCTGGAATACCTTCGTCTAAATTTTCTTTATCTCTCCGCAGCAGCCAGCCGGAAAGATCATCGTCGTGCCAGCGGGTGTTAATGTTGATTATGCCCCCACCAGGCTGCAAACGAGTTCGAAGCGTTGTCGGATACCAGTTATGAACTGTCGACCGGATCGTTTCAGAGTTCGCCTCTTCCCAGTCCTTGAACGGATCATCGATGATGATGATCTCGGCACCGTGGCCAGTCACCGAACCTCCAACACCAACCGGACGGAATCCCCCGCCTACAGTTGTTTCCCAGTGCTCAGCGCTCTGGATCTCTGGGTGGAGAACTGTCCCCGGCGCCAAGGATCTATAGCTGTCCATTTTCAGCCGCTCTCGAATGTATCGAGAAAAACGCATCGGAAGAGATGCGCTGTACGACGTCAAAATAAATCGGAGCTCAGGGTGCAGAGCGAGTGCCCAGGACGGAAACATGTCCGATACGAGCAGCGACTTTCCGGTCTGCGGAGGCATAAACAGCATCAGCCTGGGAGACCGCTTGTGAATTACGTCGTCGAGGAATTTTTCAAGCCGAGCAGCGATAACCTTGTGCGCCCACCCAGCGTTGTAACTCTCATGAAAGCGGGCGGCAAACGGAAGAAGCCGCTTTTTGGCGAGCTCTCGCGCTGCTAACTCTCGCTGCGCCGCGGTGGAATGAATCCTATTCATTGGAGGCCACGTCGTAATCAACGCCTTTGGTCAACTCCAACATGTTGTCCACGTTTGCCAGTTTGGCAAGTTCGGTGTCTGACATCTGTTGCATTGTCTCCATCAAGCGTTTTGTGTCCTCCGGCAAATCGATAATACGAAGTTCTGGGGCATTATACCCTTGAATTTTTGCAATCGCTTCCCAGCCGCGCAGCTCTGCGTTGGGGTCGCTCATCATCTTTGCGTGGTCGATCGCATCCAACATGCCTCGGAGCACATCTTCGCGGCGGATGTTCAGCGCCTGGGCGTGCGCTTCCTGTACCTGCTTGATGTATTTCTGAACCCGCGGGTCTTTCATCATGGTCGAAACGGTCGCCGAAGAAACCCCGGCGAACGCTGCAGCTTCTTTGAAATTCATGCCGTGGACGGCGACGGCTTCGATCGCTCTTAGCCGTCGCGCCCTAGCATTTTCTTTGTCAGCAAGTGTTACTACATCCGGCATCGATTATTTCCATGAATACATCAATGTGTTTCCCGGACAATGAATACTGCTGAGATTTTTCTCATTTCCGGCCGGTGAAGAAATCGAGGCGTTCTTTCAAAAACACCATCTCATTATTATAATACTCCAAAATATCCGCCGGTGAGCTGAACGGACCCCAGACACGATGGTCTGTCATCACGGCCGGCCGTACGCCAGTACCTGCGTCATCAGGGACCATAACCATTTTGCCCGCATCATCGTAGATAGTGATGAATGTGTTCCAGTGGCGTACGCGGAAGTTGCTGAACGTGAGCGCAGCTCGCTCGAAACTATTCAGCACATCGTTAAGTGCGTGCTCGTTGGTGATCATCTCCAAGAAGTACCGATACCCTGTAGCAAAATAGTTTGCTGGTGCGCTGCCTGGGTCGTTGTTGTAGATGTGATACTTGACGATAGGATCGCGATTAAAGCCCCAAGGCCTCAGAGCTTCGCACAGCTTGGCGTGCTGTTCTCGGATCGCGTCCAGAGCAGGAATCTCTCGACCCCCTTCAGGAGTCATCGCCGTTACTGCCTCACCTTCGGCGACCGGGGCACCAAACACTGTGATGTTCTCCCCCTTCAAATCCGCAGACAGGTACAGGTCGCGAAGCAGTTGAATTACAAAGTCTCGTTCGTTCATGGTTGTGCTCCTGGTCTCTGGGGTGGGGGCCGCTAAGGCCTGAAATCAATCTAGTCTAGGGTTGGTGCCGTGATAGTTTGCAATAAGTGCTTCAATCCGTCGAATCCGGGCATCATTTGCTTGGATCTCTGCGCGCGCTTCTGCGCGAATTTCTGCCAGCGCTGATGAAAGAGTCGACTGAAGAACTCGCGCCTCAGCGCCAGTAAATCGGTCTCGGGCGAGCTCATCCAGACGCTCTGAAAGGGAAGATTGTGTTCTCTCGATACTGCCTAGCGCAGTCTCCAGGCCACGAATATTGATCGCAGAGTTGTTTTGGTTTACCCGTACATCATCCAGGTTTGCCCACATAAACCCGAGCATAACTGTGATTACAGCCAGCCCGAAGGTTTGTATGTGGCGCTCAAACTGTATGCGGCGCTCAAAAACATCTTGGTCGGCATCTGACATTTTCAATCCTATAGTGCAATGAGTAAGATTATGAGGGCACTTAGCCCTGTAGCCGGCCAAGCCAGCGCTTGAATTGTAGCAGAGTGGCCGTTCGCAACTGCATGGTAAATCTCGGCCTGTAGTTCGGCTTGGCGGCCGGCCAATAGCAAAAAGTCAGCCTCACGAGCTTTTGCTGCAAATGCGTCGGCAGCGTCCATCAATGCGGCCGTGTTTGCGTCGCAAGCAACAATGAACTGCTCAAACTCCACAGATTCAGTGGCGCACACCATCTCGTTGACCGCCTCGGTTTGAAACAAAGGCAAAGGAATGGCGGCAGGAAGAGTGCTGGTTTGTGGTTGGTAGCCACGCAGCTCACTTCCTGGTTCTGGCAGCGTTACGCAGCCGCTGATTGATGCGATCAACACGAGCAGAATTGGCAATTTTTGGTTCATTCGCTAGTTCCTCAATAATCGTCTGGCCTTTCTTAACAGCTTCGCTGGCTTTACCAGCTGCAGCTACCGCTTTATCCCGCTCGACAGCGGCTTTCTCCAAATTGTCTACCTTTGCCTCCCTGGCTTTCTCGACGTGTTTCGCCTGGCGCCGACGGTAGAGACCTGCTTTGCTCCCGTAGAATAAAGCCACCAAAGCCGCAGCGCCGACGGCAACGGTGGTCAGGTTCCGTTGAACCCAGCCCCAGACCTTGGCCACGAGCACTTTTGCGGGCTTGATCTTGTCGAGCCACTGCGTAGGCAGCCATGGGGAGACGGCCGCGAAAAGAATCGCCGCTGCAACCGCCACAAAAACAACCGTGAATATGAGCTTAACCATCTCGATCACCTGACAGATTGGCCACCCACTCCCAGCGGCTGCCGGCGAAGTGGACGAATACCTTGTAAAGCGCTGGCGCGAGAAGTCCGGTTGCGATCGAAAGCCAAAACTCCAGCCATCCGCGAGGCTGGGGGCAAATAGTGAACGCGGCCGCACACGCCAGCAAAAACGCCAAAAGCCGGGCCAAGTTGCCGTGCAGAGCGTAAAGAGTACCGCGCGTCGCGGACTTGACTGCCTGGGTCACACCTTGAGAGATCAGCAGGGCGACAACAACAGCAACCAAGTGCGCTGAAGTCAGCCCTAGCCAGTCAAACCAACTCGAAACCGTATCTAGCATGTCAACTCTCCTTGAACCACTGATCAGGGGCGACTACTTTGTCGTTGATTTTTACATCGACATGTACATGAGGCGTGATGTTTTTTAGTCGTCGATTCAAGTCTTGTACCCGGCCAATAGGTTCAAACCGAGCTACGCGATCGCCGGCACCCACTAGCGGCTCAATGTAGAGATACCTCCCTACCTGCCCGTTGTCGTGCTGGATCTCAACGAGCCTAAAAGGATTCTCGTCTGTTGCGCTGCCGACGCCATCTGAGTAGCAAAACCCTCTGCGGATGACACGGCCGGGTAGTGGGCTAAGTATTTCCGTGCCTGGAAACGCTGCGTAATCCACACCTGTATGTCTGCGGGCGCCTCGTGGGGCGCCAAAATGGCCGGACCCGTGCTGGTCAGTTTTCCGCTCAGGAAGCACTACACGAAGGATTTGATTAAGCAGCGCGCGAATCATGTTTTTGCTCCATAGCCGGGTATTTCTACGGGCAGGGTATCACGTACCCTGGATAATTGGTATCTTCGGGCGTCAGGTAGTGCCGCGTCACAGGGCCGTCAGGAAGGTGGGCTCGGTGAAGTTTCAGCATGGGTTATTGCGGGTCGCGCAAATCAACGGCAAATTGCCGAAGCTCAGCCCGTAGCGACTTGATCGCCTTTGAAGCCTGAGCGAGCTGATATGCACGATCCCTCAGCTCGTTCGTCAGCTTTAAGCCGATGGTGTCATCCAGCCTGTCGGCCAAGTCGTTCAGCTCGTCCGACGCTCGTCTGTAATAAAGCGGGTCAGTATTCATACCGCCTCCACAGGCTCCCACCATCGGTCGAATGTGCCATCTCTGCCGGGCTGCGTGGTGTTGGCAGGAATCTTGCTTTCAAACAGCCAGATAGCACCGCCATCTGCTGGTCGGTCGTGTGTGACTCGATCACCTACGGCGTATGCGTCCTGCGCCCCTGTCGGTTGCACCCATGGTTCCGCTTGCAAGCGGGCAGGTGTCCATAGCGCCGGTGTCTGGTCGGGCGGGAACTGCATCCGGTTGTGGTCTTGTACGCAGATATACACGGTTCCGTTGAAATCGTATACCTGACCTCGAATTACGGCCTCACCTAGAGCAGTCCCTACAGGCGGTGGCGGCATGGGCTGTACGGTTGATCCTGATGCTGCCACCATGCCAGCGTACTCAGCTGGGTCTGCTGAAAACACAAAGTCGGGCTGTCCGGTGGTGGTGACCTGATTGGGTTCCGTTACGCCCTCATGGATAGTGCCATCGGGGCCGTATGCTCTCCAGTATGTGGGTTCTGCTGGTTTGTTGATTTCTTGGCTCATGCGGCAATCGCCTCCTCAAATGTTAGCCCCTTGGTTTGCATCCGCTCATGCATTGCGGTTCTTCCATGCCTTAGCCGCATCAGGCTTCCCCACCGTCACTCACCGTCCAGCCATCAGCGATCAAGGCAGCCCGTGCTGTTGCGCCTGCGCCTGAATAAGTCGCGTCGCCGAAGTGAACGTTAACATTGTTCTGGACCGCTTGCGCTTCCCATGCAACGAGGATGGCGTTGTACTCTGCGGTTGAGAGCATAGAGTTTGCGATGAAGCACATGCTTGCCGCTGTCGTCAAAGACTCAACATTAAACCCGACTATGCCTGGGTCACTGGTCAGGCTTGAGCAGAAAACGAACATGCTATTCATATCTGTACAAGAAGATGTGTCAAAGCTTGTGAGATCAAGACTGGTCAGGCTTGAGCAGACAAGGAACATGCTATTCATACTTGCACAGGAAGATGTGTCAAAGCTTGTGAGATCAAGACTGGTCAGGCTTGAGCAGCCAGCGAACATGCTATTCATATCTGTACAGGAAGATGTGTCAAAACCAGTGAGATCAAGACTGGTCAGGCCTGTGCAGCTTCGGAACGCGTTTGAAAGATAGGTCGGCGTTGCTCCACTTGCTCCAAGATCGCTGGCTGTAACCAGATTTGAGCAGCCAAAGAAGTCAAGGTCCGAAAAGGTAAAGTCCGTACCCCATGCCAGGAGCTCAATAAGCTTCAGCTTGTCACCAGCGTTGTCAAACGCGAAGACATCACAGCTTCCCGTTATCGCAATCGTGTAATCATCAGCCGTGGCGTAAACG